TCTTAGAATTTCCTCCGGGGGTGGATTTTTGCTTTTTGTCGGGAATTCGAATGGAGAAAACTTGCCTTGGTTTCTGTGAGGGCATTAGTAGTTTGAACGGCCCTATCTTTTCTTTAGCTCCTTTCTATGAGGTATAAAAGTATTACAGAACTATTAGTGTTCTCACAAAAACTAACCTATATTTGAAAGAAAGAGGTAAAGAAGATGACTAAAGAATCAAATAAGTCAGATAGAAGTAATAGAAAAAGATCATTACCTCCGCCAAAAACAATTGAAGAAGCTGAGAATCAAATGATTTTATTAGCAATGGACAGAGCAAGAGAGCAATTACTTAATGGAACTGCCTCAGCTCAGGTCATTACTCATTTTTTAAAGCTCGGATCAACTAAAGAAAAGCTTGATCAGCAAAACATCACACAAGATATTCAGTTGAAGAAAGCAAAAACGAGCGCAATTCAATCTGCTGAGTCTGCAGAAGAACTTTATTCAAATGCAATCTCTGCAATGTCACTTTATAGTGGAGAGATTGATGATGAAGACGATTAGAAGATATTCGGAATTAATAGAACTTGAAACATTTGAGGAGAGATTTGAATATTTAAAGCTTAATGGCGTAGTAAGTGAAGAGACATTCGGAACTTATAGATATTTGAATCAAAAATTTTACACTAGTTCTGAATGGAGAAGATTTAGACGAGACATAATCATTAGAGATGAAGGATGTGACCTTGCATTTCCAGGAAGAGAGATACATTCGAAGATATTAATACATCATCTTGAACCTATTACGAAAAGAGATATTATTAATAGATCTGAATTAGTAATGGACCCAGAAAATGTTGTATGTGTTTGCCATAATACACACGAAGCAATACATTACGGAACTCTCGACTTAATCCCAAGCGATTATGTTCCGAGAAAACCTAACGACACAATTCCTTGGAGGTAACATGAGCGATATTTTATACATTAATGGCGAAACCGTAGATGTTGAAAAGAAATTCGATACTTGTGTTATCGAAGGAATAGAAGATACTACATCTCCAGTTTCAGCTAGAACACTTATTATTCCATTAAATGAAAAATCTGGTTCTGGTGGTCTAAAAGTCGAAGTTATGAAAGATTTTAATGAAATTAAAACTAATGTCTCAGTAGTAATTGACAGCATTGTGATCGCATAGGAGTTTAAACATGAGTGATAGTATATTAGCCACAATAAGGAAACTTATCGGCGGAGAGGAAAACGGTGAATACTTCGATACTGATTTATTACTGCATATCAACTCTGCAATTTCTAGACTTTACCAAATTGGTGTAAAAAAGACTAGATTTGAAGTTACAGGAGTTGAACAAACTTGGAATGATTATCTAGGAGATGAATATTCTGCAGTTCTCCCTTTAGTAAAAGAATACATACACTATTATGTGCGGAATGCATTTGATCCGCCAACGAGTTCATTTGTTCTTACAAACATAAACGATAAGATGAAAGAACTTGAATGGGAAATTAATATTGAAGTCGACCCTAAGATAGAAAGTAATGAAAGTTAATATTAGTTTTAATGCAAAATACGACGTAAATGGCTACGACGAAATACCAACATTAATAAGACCTAGAGTGTTAGTTGTGCATGGAAGTGAACCAAAACCCCCTTCAGTTCCTGAACCAACATTAGTTCTACATGAATCTGCTGTTGGAACTAATGAACTATATTTTCCAGTTAAAGATACTGAAAGCTAAGATAAGGAGTTGATATTTATGTTGTCAAACACTGCAACTCCTATTTATTATGGTGAATTCAGAGATAGAGTTCTTAGAGGAGAAATTCCAGTAAATTACGAAATCTCTCTTGAAATGAACCGGATCGATGATCTAATAAGAGATCCTGAAATCTACTATGATGATAAAGCCATAGACGGTTATATAGCTTTTTGCGAAAATGAGCTCACACTTACAGATGGATCTGATTTAGAGCTTTTGGATTCGTTTAAACTATGGGCAGAACAGTTGCTTAGTTGGTTTTACTTTTTAGAGTATAAAACTTATAACTCTAAAACTAAAAAAACTGAAACTAAGTATAAGAAGATGCGTCTTATTAATAAGCAGTATCTAGAAGTTGGAAGATCAAATGCAAAGTCTTTGTATTTATCAACAATTCATGCTTATTTCTTAGTCGTGGATAGATCAACAACTTACCAGGTAACTTCTGCGCCAACAATAAGACAAGCTGATGAGGTACTTTCTCCTCTTAAAACTGCAATAACAAGATCTAGGGGTCCTTTATTTAAGTTTATGACTTATGGATCTCTTCAAAATACAACTGGTTCCAAAAAAGATCGAATTAAACTTGCTTCTACTAAAAAAGGAATTGAGAACTTCATGACAAATTCCTTACTTGAGATTAGGCCTTTCAGAATTGATAAGTTACAAGGTCTTAGAAGTAAAGTTAATACGGTCGATGAATGGCTTTCCTGTGACATAAAGGAAAACATTATTGGAGCACTGGAACAAGGAGCGGCAAAGATAGACGATTACGTAATAATAGCGTCAAGTTCAGAAGGAACGGTTCGAAATTCAACTGGAGATTCAATCAAAATGGAACTTATGGATATACTAAAAAGAAAGTATGAAGATCCTCACAGTTCTATTCTTATTTACAAGCTTGATAGCATTCAGGAAGTTGGCGATCCTGAAATGTGGATAAAAGCCAACCCGAATATTGGTGTTACTGTTTCGTATGAAACTCTTGAACGAGAAGTTGAAAAAGCAGAGCACGTTCCGTCTGCAAGAAATGATATTTTAGCAAAGAGATTTGGAATACCTACAGAAGGCTATACATATTTCTTTACATATGAAGAAACTTTTGTTCATAGGAAGCGTAATTATTGGCAAATGCAATGCGCTATGGGAGCAGACCTTTCACAAGGAGATGACTTTTGCGCATTTACATTTTTATTTCCTCTGGGCAATGGTAGTTTTGGTGTTAAAACTAGAAGTTATATTACAAAACGAACATATGATAATTTGCAACCAGCTGCAAAAAATAAGTACAATGAATTCATTGATGAAGGAAGCCTTATAATCCATGAAGGTTCGGTTTTGAACATGATGGATGTATATGATGACCTTATGGCCCATATAGATGAAAAGCAATATGATGTGTTAGCATTTGGTTATGACCCATATAATGCTAAAGAATTTGTAGAAAGATGGGCTAGAGAGAATGGCGATTATGGAATAGTTAAAGTCATTCAAGGTGCTAAAACAGAATCTGTTCCATTAGGAGAAATTAAGATCCTTTCAGAAGATAGAGCTTTATTATTTGATGAATCTTTAATGAGCTATGCAATGGGTAATTGTATAGTACTCGAAGATACGAATGGCAATAGGAAACTTCTTAAGAAAAGACATGAAGAGAAGATCGATAATGTTGCTGCATTAATGGACGCCTATATTGCATTTAAGACTTGTATAGAAGAATTCGAATAGGAGAAAGAAATGAATAGAGACTTATCCATAATAAAAGGAAACACAATTGCATTCAAAATGGCTTTCTCTGATTTGGAGGAAGATCTTACAGATGCATTTTTCAGTGCTAAAAAGAACATAACTGATTCGGAGTATGTTTTTCAGGTAAAACTCAATGAAGGCATATCAAGAGTTGAAGGTTCTGACGAGTATGTAGTTAATGTTCCGGCAACAATAACAAAAACAATGGAAGTTGGAAGTTACTATTACGATTTAGTAATAGTAATCGGTTCTACTGTTAATACATTGTTAAAAGGGGTTCTAAGTGTAGAACCTACAATTACTAATGTATAGATATTTTAACCCCAACCCAAATGGAAAGTTAGTAGATGATTGCGTTTACAGAGCTTTATCATATGCTCTTAAAATGAGTTGGGATCGGATATTTATAGAACTTAGTATGCAGGCTTTTATAGCAAAAGATAGGACCGATGCAAATAGCGTATGGGGCTCTTATCTTTATAATAAAGGTTTTAGACAGCATTTAGTTTATGACGTATGCCCTGACTGCTATACAATTATAGATTTTTGTAGTGAACATCCAAAAGGTTTGTATATTTTATCTACAGGAGATCATGTTGTGGCAGCAGAAAATGGATGCTATTATGATACGTTTGATTCTGGTCTTCAGCATCCTATATTTTATTGGAAAAAGGAGAATTGTTAATGAATAATTTTGGATCTGGATCTGTAACTTATAATCCATATAATTATTTTCCATATACTACAGCAACACCAACACCATCTTATTCTCAAACATCAACACCGACATATTCTGGTCAAATGAATAATGTGGTTATCGGAGTTCAAGGGCTTGATGCGGCAAAAGCATATTCCCTACCACCTAATACAAGAGGATATTTTCTTGATGTAGAAGAAGACTTTATTTACATAAAAGAAATAGATCCAGATAATATTCAGAGAAAACCTGTAAGGATTCTTAAATGCGAAGAAATAACTGAAGATCAGTTAAAAGCACCAGTAAAAGAAACTAATGTATTACCATCAAATGTAGTTACAACTGATATTTTAGATGCCTATCTTGAGAAGTATCTAAATGATCATCAATACAAACCATATATACCAAGGGCTAAAAAGTGATATTTTTAATAGTAAAGGAGCGATACTATGAGTTTATTTGGAAACAATCAGCAAAACCAGAATCAGAATACACCACCTGTGATTCTAAACATGATTGAAAACGCTAGAAATACTGGTAAGATTAATGATGCCCAGTATAATGAGCTAATGAAAAACAAGAATAATCCTCAAGGAATGTTATCTGTACTATTAAATAATGGTCTGAATACTAATGCTCAGGTTGAGCAAGCGTGGAAGCAGTATGCAAATTCATTCTTTGGGATTAAATAAATTACAAGGAGGACATGTAAAATGTCTATTTTTAGTAATGGAATGAGCCCCGCTGACCTCGCTGCTGTTCTTGGTAATGGCAACAACGATGGCTTTGGAAACTGCAATGGAGCTTTGTGGTTCATATTGTTTGTTCTCATGGCCGGAAACAATGGTTGGGGCAATGGAATTGGAGGAAATAATGGACTTCCTTATTTCTTTAATAATTCCGATGCTGCTACTCAGAGAGGTTTCGATACTGCAGCAATAACTGCTCAGCTTGCCGGAATTAATTCTGCAATAACAAGTGGATCTGCGAGCGCTGAAATAGCAAACTGTGGAAGAGCAGCAGATGCTATGCAGACTGCTTACAACAATCAGATTGCAAGTATGAATCAGTCCTTTGCAAATGCACAGGCAATTGATTCAAGACTTGACAATATTGTACTTCAGCAGCAGAATTGTTGTTGCGAGAACCGTCAGCTTATTGCTGATCTCAAGTATACAATAGCTCAGGAAGCTTCCGCTACAAGAGATAATTGCAATAGGAATAATCAGACGATTCTTGATAAGCTTTGTCAGCTTGAGATCGACGGACTTAAGGAAACAAATAGCAATCTTAGAGCTCAGATTAATGAAGCTAATAGACTTGCTTCACAGAGTGCTCAGACTGCAACTATACTTCAGTCTCAGGCAGAGCAGACTCAGGCTATTGAGAATTATATTCGTCCTCAGATAAATCCTTCATATATGGTACCAAATCCTTATGCAAGTAATTATGGATGGAATTACAATGGATGCTGTGGTAATGCATAAAAAGGAGGTTCAAAATGGCAGAGTATATATACATCCCTAATCAGACAGTGAACTTTAGGGAAGGAGTATTACTTAATGGAAGGCATCCTTGCAATAGAGGCGGTGTACTTCATCAGGATGGTTCCAGCTTGTTTACTCTGAGAGGGCCTTCTTCATATTCTGGACAGTGTTCAGCTAGGTATCAGGTAACATTTACTGCTAATATTTCAATTCCTACTGGAGGAACAGTTGGAGAAATTTCAACTGCGATTGCTAGCGATGGCGAGATTCTTGGACAGAGTCTTGCTGCTATAACTCCAGCTGCAGTTGAAGAATACGGAAATGTTACCTCTACTACTTATATTAGTGTGCCTATTGGATGCTGCATAAAAATTTCCGTACAGAATTCAAGTACAACAAACGAAGCAATAAATGTTCGGAATGCAAATTTAGTCATTACAAGAATCGCGTAAGGAGGAATCGACATGTCGCATAATGCAAGAAGAATCATTGATATGCTCGATGACGATCTCCATAAAATTGTAGAAAAAGGAGACATTACTCCGCAGGATATTGAAATGCTCAAGAATGCTTCCAAAACAATGTATTATTTATCGGTTTATTGTGCTATGGAAGATGGCGGAGAAGAACCCTACTATGATGACGGTTATTCTGGTAGGGGTAGAAGAAATAGTATGGGACAGTACTCTGGTGATTATTCAGGAACTAGATACTATCCCGATGCAACTTATAGGGCTAACAGTAATTCTAGATCTCATTATAGTGGTGGATCCTATGAAGACAATAAGATGGAAAAGAGAAAGATGCTCGAAGAGATGATGGCTAATGCCAGAAATGAATCCGAGAGAGAAGTTTTCAGAAACCAGATTATGGAACTTGATAGGATGTAAAATCAAAATGAGAGTTCTAAGATAAAATCGGCCGCCTCTAAGGATACTCATTGTCTTTAAAGGCGGCCTTATTTAAAGAAAGAGGTGGCAAGATGTATTCTTATAACCCTTATTACGAAAAGTATCTAGCCCATCATGGTGTTTTAGGCATGCATTGGGGTATAAGAAGATATCAACCTTATACTCATGGTCAGAAAGGCATTTTTAAAGGTCTTAAAAAACAGAGACGAGGTGAAATTAAGTCTCTTAAAAAAGATCTTAGAGCTTATAAAAAGGCAGGTGATGAACTTGCCATAGATGCAACAAAAAAAGCCATAAAAGATACTAAAAAAAGATATAAAGATATTCGTAAAGAATATGAAAAAGAATTCGATGCCGAGAATCTTGAAACTTATAAGAATAAGATAGCGACTGAAGGAACTTTGGAAGAGGTAAGCCGCTGGAAGAATAAGTTATCGGCAGATCAGCTCGCAGTCGCAACTCAAAGACTTCAGTCTCAGGAGGCATTTAATAACTACGAGAAAAATAGAGGCATGCAGAAATTACAGAATGCTGCTGATAAGATAAATACAATTGCTAATATTGGAAAAGCCGGTATTAATTTAATGGATCAGATTAATACTATACATAATATGTATAGTCCAGATAGTAATGCTAGAAAGTTATCTAGTGAGGCAACAGCTAAAGCTGCTCTTGATAGACTTAAACTTGCAGCTGATATTCCAGTTACTGAATTATTGAACAAAAATGAGTTCAATAAGAAACAGCTTAATGCTCTTAAAGATTATCAAAATAAGAAATTTAATGCCGATTATGGCGAAAAGATTGGTAAAGCTAAAGAGGCGGAAGAAAGAGCTAGAACACAGGCCCAGAAAACTATGCAAGAGTCTTATAAAGCCAATACAGAACGCACTAAGGATTATAAGAACTCATTTTGGAATGAAACTAACGTATCTGATGAACTTATTAAGAGAAAATCGGCGGCTAAAGAAGCTCAATCAAAGGTGGATTCTTTACAGAAGAAATATGATGATCTTGTCAGAGATAATAAAAACAAGATTGATAGTTTAAAAGAAGAGCGATCAAAACTTGGTGTTTCATCTTTTGATGCACAAGAGAAAGAGTCGAAAAAATTAGCTGAATACGCTAATAGACAAAAAGTTGAAGAAACCTTTAAAAAAGCTTTAGCATCTCCAATTACCGGATCAGGTTCGGCTTATGGAATTCGTACAATGCCAGTTATAAAAAGAGAATCAAAAATATTTGATTTCTCTTCAGTTGATACATCTTATAGTACTAATGTAGGGTCGACAAAGGTAAGCGATCTACAAAAAGCTTATGAAGCTGCCTATGAAAGATCAAAATCTAGTGGCAAATCAGAAGCTATGAGTAAAGCGAATGCAAATAGAGCAATCTATGCAATGGGAAGATATTCTCTTAAGCAACTTGGTGATGTATATGTGACAAAAGATTTGCAGAAAGAGATTAATAAAAAGTATAATTATTAAGGAGGATATTTGATATGAAGCTTTCAGATAGACTCCAACATGCATGGAATGCGTTTAAAGGCGAGACTGAGTATAAACAGGTTTATAAAGATCTTGGTCCTTCTTATAGCTATCGTATAGATCGTCCTAGGTATACTTTTGGTAATGACAAATCCATTATAAATGCGATTCTAACCAGAATAGCCATAGATGCAGCATCAATAAATATTGAGCATGTAAGAACTGATGAAAATGAAAATTACGTAGAAACGATATTTTCACATCTTAATAATGCATTAAAAATTGATGCCAATGTTGACCAAACTGGGCGAGCTTTTATTCAGGATGTTGTGATGTCCATGATGGATGAAGGCGTAGTTGCTATAGTTCCTACTGATACTACACTTAATCCTAAAATGACTGGTTCTTATGATATTTTAGAAATGAGAACTGGAAAGATTATAGAATGGTTTCCAGAACATATTAGGATTAGATTGTACAATGAGAAGCTTGGCAAAAAAGAGGAAATAGTCTTGCCAAAAAAGATGGTTGCGATTATTGAGAATCCTCTATATTCTGTAATGAATTCTCCAAATTCAACTCTTAAACGTCTAGTTTCAACACTTAATAAGCTTGATGTTCTTAATGAACAGAATGCATCAGGGAAACTCGATCTTATAATTCAGTTTCCTTACAGCATTAATAGTACTAGACGAAAGAATCAAGCAAATGCTAGACGAAAAGAGATCGAAGATCAGCTCGTTGGCTCTAAATATGGAATAGCTTATGCCGATGGAACAGAAAGAATAACTCAGCTTAACAGATCTGTAGAGAACAATCTACTAACTCAGGTTGAGTATTTCACTAAACTTCTATACTCTCAGCTTGGAATTTCTGAGAATGTTTTTAACGGAACTGCAGAAGAAGAGGAGATGCTTAACTACTATGAGCGAACAATTAGTCCGATCCTTTCGGCTGTTACCGAAGAAATGACAAGAAAATTTCTTACTAAAACAGCAAGAACTCAGGGACAGACTGTATGGTTCTTTAGAGATCCATTTAAGCTTATATCAGTTAAGGATCTTGCTGAGATTGGAGATACATTTATACGTAATGAAATACTTACTAAGAATGAAGTTAGATCCCTTATCGGTTATAAACCATCAGATGACCCCAGAGCTGATGAGCTTCAGAATCCCAATATGTATCCTAGTGAAACAGACCAGATGATTGATCAGCAAGAAATGGATGGAATTCAAAATGAGGGATTAAGCGATGAAGACTATAACGATTTAAGTGCTCAGATCGATTCTTTAAGTGCATATGATGACATATTAAACAATATGGAGTCACAATTAGGGCATAGTGAGTTAGCTACAGACATGGCATATGAAAAAGTTATTTCACATGCTGGAATAGACTTCAATGAAGTCAAAGAAGATGATTTTCATTTTTACTTAAAGCAATATGCATCTCCTTATTATGATCCTGTGTATGCTCATGAATATTATGAGAAGCATAAGAAATTAAAAGGAAGAAATACTTTAAGTGAAAAAGGACGTGAAGTCGCCGATTACGTAACTAAACAGATTAATGCAGAAAGAGATGCTAAGATCAATACTAGTAAAACTAATACTAGTAATAAACTTACTGCCGCACAAAATACTAGAGCTAATACGATTCAGTCAAGTTCAAATCAGATGAGTAAAAACATTGAAATGAAAAAGACTGCAACTCAGAGTTCTATCGATAGGCACAAACAGCAGATGGCCAATCAGATAGAAGAGCTGCAAAATGAACTTGCTGAGTGGGGTTATAGCGGTAAAGCTGGAAAAGCAAAAGAAATACGTAATAAGATAGCAAGACTTCGTGAACAAAATGCAAATACTCAAGCTCAGTTAAAGATGGAGCTTAGTACTTACAGCGGTCGAGAGAGGACCGAACATTCTAACAGGAGTGCTAAAGCTACTAGTGAATACCAGACTAGTGCTAACACTATAAAAACCGCCGGGTCTAAGGAAGTTAACCAGATTAAAGAGGACTATGAGAATCGACTGGCTAATGAGATGGGCCGTATAATGGCAGAGTATCCGGCCGAAACTAAAACCACAGGTTCTTCTGGAGTTAATCCATTGGTGGAAGCTTATAAGAAACGAAGAGCCGAAGGAAAGAAGAAATCATAAGGAGGAAAATCAAAATGGGGTATGAAAATTACGATTTTAGTGGTTATGCTACTCGTTTTGATATTAAATGCTCAGATGGCAGAATAATTCGTCATGGGGCATTTAAGGACCAGAATGGTGCAAAAATCCCTCTTGTTTGGAATCATCAGCATCATGATCCAGAGATGGTTCTTGGCCATGGATACTTAGAGCATCGCGATGATGGCGAGTACATTTATGGATATTTTAATGATACTGAACGTGCTGAACAGGTTAAAAAGATGCTTCAGCATAATGACATAGAGGGTCTGTCTATTTGGGCCAATAAGCTCAAAGAGATGGGTAATGATGTTGTGCATGGTGTCATAAGAGAAGTTAGTCTTGTTCTTGCAGGTGCTAATCCCGGAGCAACAATTGATACCGTACTTGCACATAGCGAGGATTCCGATTCAGAAGATTTGTTCATATACAATCATGAACCTGAATATTTTAGTATTGGTTGTCATGAAAATAGTTTAGAGCATGCGGATTCTGATGAAGGAAACAAATCTGATGAAAAAGGAGACGCTAAAATGGCAGATTCAAACAAAACTGTTGAGGATGTTCTCAACGAAATGACTGATGAGCAGCAGACAGTTGTTGCTTATCTTCTTGATCAGGCAGCAAATGCAGTAGAAAATTCCAAGGAGGATAATGAAGTGAAACACAACGTATTTGACCAGGATGAGAAATATGTTGCTCATTCAGAAATCGATTTTGAAGCAGTAAAGAGCGATGCTAAGAAGCTCGGAAGTTTTAAGGATGCATTTCTTGCACATGCTGATGATGAGGATGTAGATCCCTATTCACCAGTTACTTATGGTGTAGAGCATCTTAATTATCTCTTCCCCGAGGCAAATGAGCTTAATACTCCTCCCGAGTTTATTAAAAGAGACACTGATTGGGTCGCTAAGGTAATGAATGGCGTTAAGAAATCGCCTTTCTCTCGCGTAAAGACTACATTTGCTGACATTACAGCAGATGATGCAAGGGCTAAAGGTTATATTAGAGGACATATGAAGAAAGAGGAGTTCTTCACTCTGATTAAGAGATCAACCGAGCCTACGACCATCTATAAGAAACAGAAAATGGATAGGGACGACGTAATTGATATCACAAGCTTTGATGTAATTGCTTGGATTAAAGGCGAAATGAGACTCATGCTTGACGAGGAAATTGCTCGTGCGATTCTTATTGGAGATGGCCGTCTTACTTCTTCTGACGAACATATCAATGAGAATAACATTCGTCCTATTATCTCTGATGCAGACCTTTATACTATTAAGTCAAAGGTTACTGTAAAGTACAGTCCTAACGATGATGATGTAACAAAAGCAAATATTAGAGCTAAGGCATTTATTCGTCAGGCAATTAAGGCTCGTAAGGATTATAAAGGTTCTGGAAACCCCGTTCTGTATACAACTACAGATCTTCTTACCGATATGCTTCTTCTTACCGATGGTATGGGAAGACCTATGTATGATACTGAGGCTAAGCTCGCTACTGCACTTAGGGTATCTGCAATTGTAGAAGTTCCCGTTATGGAAGGCCAGACAGTAGAGATTAAGACCACCGAGGGTGGAACCACAACAACTACTACTTATCCTCTTATGGGTCTTATTGTTAACCTTAAGGATTACAATGTTGGTGCTGATAAGGGTGGCGCAATTGCAATGTTCGATGACTTCGATATCGATTATAACCAGATGAAGTACCTGATCGAGACCAGATGCTCTGGCGCTCTTATTAAGCCTTACTCTGCAATTGATCTTCTTCTTGAAGAAGTTGAAGAAGAGGCAGAAGATGGCGGCGAAGGCTGATAAATGATATTTTTGGAGGTTAGATATGGCAAGATTCTACGGGGCAATAGGATTTATGGAAACGGTTGAAGCACGTAAAGGTGTCTATGTAGAAAAGATTACTGAGAGAAATTATTTTGGTGAGGTTACCAGGGATACATATAAATTCCAAACTGCAAACGAGCAGAAAAATGATAACTTAAACATAAGTAATGATTTTTCGATAGTATCTGATAAATATGCCATGTCTAACATTCCGGGAATACGTTATGTCACTTATATGGGAGCTAAATGGAAAGTTAATAATGTAGAAGTTAAGTTCCCAAGATTGATACTGCACGTAAGTGATATTTATAATGGTGAGGAGGTTGAAGACACAGATGGCTAGTAGACTAAATCTACAGGATAAGTTGGAAGAGATACTTGGAAATGAAAATGTGTACTTTCAACCTCCAGAATCCATAAAATTAAAGTATCCATGCATTGTATATTCAAGGTCTTTAATTCATACTCGGAACGCAGATGATAGAGTATATTTGAAAAACAATAGGTATTCAGTTACTTTAATCACTAAGGATCCCGATAGTGACCTACCGGATAAACTTTTGGATGGATTTAGCGGAATTAGATTTGATAGACATTTCTTTACGAATAATCTCATTCATGATGTCTATACTTTATATTTTTAACGGAGGAAAAAACTATGAGTAGAATAGTTTGGGATGAACCTAAAGATCGTATCTATGAAACTGGCATACGTAATGTGGTTCTTTATGTTCAGGATGCTACTGGAGCATATCCTACTGGAGTAGCTTGGAATGGTGTTTCATCGCTTAGCGAATCTCCTTCTGGCGCAGATGAAAATGCTATTTGGGCTGATGATATGAAATACCTTTCAATTCGTGCAGCTGAGGAGTTCGGTGCTACAATTGAGTGCTATACTTATCCTGATGAGTGGGCTGATTGTGATGGTCAGAGAGCTATTCTTCCTGGAGTAATCATTGGACAGCAGGTTAGAAAGCCTTTCGGACTTTGCTATAGAACTACTCTTGGAAATGATATTCTTGACAATGATTATAGTTATAAGCTTCATTTGCTTTATAATGCAACTGCATCACCTTCAGAGAGAGGCTATCAGACAATTAATGATTCTCCTGAGGCAATTTCATTCAGTTATGAGCTTAGTACTTCACCTATAGCAATGCCTAATGGCTATAAGCCTTCATCGCTTATTACGATTGATGCATCTAAGTTTACTACTGAGGAGCAGAAGGCTAAGCTTAAAGCACTTGAAGATGTTCTGTACGGTTCTGACGGAACAACAAGCTATGTTGCGACCGAAGACCTTACACCTCAGACCGGAAAGACCTATTACACAAGAAGCGGTTCTTCTGAGCCTTACACATATGCCGAATTTACAGGCAGTGAGTTTGCTCAGGGAACTACTTACTATGAGAAGGTTAGTACCGGCGCTACTACAGCTCGTCTTCCTCTTCCTGCAGAAGTATACACCATTCTTGGTGGAACTGCATCAGTTGGCTGATTCTTTAATCATTTATATACTTTTCTTTCTTAAGGATTGCGGGGGCTTTATGCCCCCAAAAATCTTAAATAACACAAAAAGGAGCTAAATACTATGTACAAAAAGGCAATTAAATACACTGACTATAATGGCGAAGAACGCGAGGAAGATTTTTACTTTAACTTGAATAAGGCCGAACTCGTAGATATGCAGATGTCAGTAAATGGTGGCTTTGATGAGTATATCAAACGAATAACCGCTGAAAAAGATACCGCAAAACTTATTAAATTGTTTAAGGATTTAATTCTTAGAAGTTATGGCGAGAAATCTCTTGACGGAAAAAGATTTATTAAAGATATGGATAAGACTCTTGAATTTACTCAGACTGAGGCATTTTCCGAGTATTATGTAACACTCGCTACAAATACTGACGAAGCTGTTGCGTTTATTAAAGGCATCTTCCCGTCAACTCCTGAATTTGATAAAGAAATTGACAGAGTTGTTAGTGAAGAGATTAAAAAAATAGAAACGAAAACCAATGCCTAAAAAAATTCACATCCATGCAAGAGAATTTTTCGATGAATCAACGCAACAGTTCATTACAGTTCCTGAATTAGACGTGACATTAGAGCATTCACTTCTATCAATTTCAAAATGGGAGGCAAAAACTCATAAGCCATTTCTTGTCGATGAACCTCAAAAAACATCAGAAGAAATGTATTACTATATGTGGTGTATGTCCTTAGACGAGAATGTCGAACCAATTTCTTTTAGAGCTTTGACAGAAAGTCAAATCAAAGAAATTGTTGAGTATATTCAAGATCCGCAAACAGCCACAACAATAAATCATAAAAACAAGAAAAAAAATAGAGAAATTGTAACTAGTGAATTGATTTATTACTGGATGTGCGCTAATTATATTCCATATAGTTGTGAGACTTGGCCTTTAAATAGATTACTTACACTTATAGAAGTATGCTCGATTAAGAATGATCCCAAGCAAGGCAAGATGAAAACTAGAGACATTTTGTCACAAAATGCTGCTCTTAATAAAGCTAGAAGAGCTAAACTTGGGACTACTGGATAGAATTTAAAGAGCTGGGAGAAAAAAAGACACTACAACATAAGAAAGGGTCCTTTCTCTGCTCATTTTAACCCCTGCATTAAATCTCTCAGCTCTTTAAAAATAAAAAGGAGGACTTAGCAATGTCTAGAAAGCGTTCAATTTTTGATCCTATTATTGAAGAAACAAATGAACCTGTAGAAGAGGTAAAAGTAGAACCTGAAGAAGAGACAAAAGTAGAAAATAAAGAAGAAATCAAGCCCAAACGAAATAAAAGAGTTAGGGTTGAAATAGATAACTTAAACATACGTAAAGGACCTAGTCTTGATAGCGATAAGACTGGTCGCTTTATTGAAAAAGGAAGTTTTGAAATTACTGAAGAGAAAAACGGCTTTGGAAAACTTGCTGATGGAAGAGGCTGGATTTGTCTTAAGTTTACTAAGTAGCCCTCTCATCAAAATGGGGGATAGGAAATTATTATGTATAGTTACAATCCTTATTACGAAAAATATCTAGCCCATCATGGTGTTCTAGGAATGAAATGGGGAGTTAGAAGATATCAACCTTATCCTAAAGGTTATCATGGAACTGGTAAGTATGTTGGTAAGAAGCAAATCTCAGCAGGTCGATTTAAGTATCGATGGGATATTTGTCATGTAATTAGTGAATTTTCTATTATTGTAAATGCACCAATAAATGCGCTAAAATTAGTCGCTAACTCCATCGCTAATCCTATTGATAAAGCTAGGTATAATGCTAAAGTCGAGAATATGTTAAATACTAAAGTTAGCGATCTCCCATCAATGAAAGATATTCATGAAGATTTATACAAAGATCCAAAAGCAAAGAAAACTAGTCTTGGATATATTGATCCTAGATTAATTGAAGCAGCAATCGGCGCTGGTGTATTTCTTACATTAGTTGCAGTAGATCAAACTACCCAAGCAATAAGAAAAAATAGAGACAAAACTGCCAATGCGGTTCTTAATCAAACCGATAATCTTGACCCTAAAACAAAACTTCCTTTAAAGAAACAAGAAATGACACCTAAAGAAGACGCCAAACTTGTTAATGCTGCTTATAAGGTAAGGGGAAGGGATACTGTAAGCAATTGTCCAAACTGTGCAATCGCTTATGATCTTAGACGTAGAGGTTTTAATGTCGCTGCTGCCGATAGAGCAGTCGGTCTTACAACTCCTGAAATTATGGAAAACTATAATGGTGGCATGAAAAATGTTAAAACATATGTTAGAGATAAATCACTTAAAAACAATGACAAATGGATAAATGCAGTTTATAATCAGATTGCAAAAGATAGTGGTAAGAATACTAGAGGATTTATTACAGTTGCTTGGAAAGGTGGCGGTGGTCATATATTTAATTATGAAACTTCCGATAAAGGAATAACGTTTATTGATGGCCAGACTGGAAAAGCTAAGTCTGCTGGAAGCACTGAGTTCTTAGACTACTTTAGAAATAGTCATGAAGTGGAAATAATTAGGACTGATAACTTAACTCCTAATTATAACAAAATAAAGAAAAATGATGTTTTAAAACGTTTTGATGAAAAGACTGGAAGGGAGCTTAACTAATGATAGACCAGAAAGAAGCAATTAATCTTATACACATTGCATATCCAGATAAGAAGATTAAGCGGTGCACTAAGTTCAAGGGTGATTATATAATTCAAACTGATGAAGAGATATTCGACCCTTTTTTTAGAGTGAATGGTAAAACTGGTGATATTTCTGCTTTTAGTCCAGTTGAAGATATGTCATATTTTAATTATATAAAATAATGAAATCAATAGAGATAACTTATACTGGTAATCATGACGATACCACTAGGAAACTTAAAAAATTAAAAGGTAAGAAATGGGTTCAGATACTTGATAAATTTGGAAAAGAAGGGGTTGATGCTCTTCGTGAAAATACTCCAAAAGATTCTGGACTCACTGCTGATTCTTGGCGGTATGTCATTGATATGCCACAACCAGGTCAGATTCGTCTTACCTTTGTTAACGATAATGTTGTTAATGACTGGGCAAATGTTGCTATTTTGCTTCAATACGGTCATGCAACTGGAACTGGTGGTTGGGTTGAGGGACGAGACTATATCAATCCTTCAATTCAACCGATATTTGATAGAATAGCAGATCAAGCATGGAAAGAGGTTGAAAATGTATAGTTACAATCCTTATTATGGCAAGTATTTAGCTCACTATGGCGTTCTAGGAATGAAATGGGGAGTTAGAAAAGCTAATCAATATGCTAGAGATATTAATCAGCATAGAAGAAATAAAGCTGTGAAGGAAGCTCGACTTCAAAAGAATCGCGGCGAGATAACTAAAGAGCAGTATAAAGTATTAAAGAAAAATATTAAAGCTCAGCAAAAAATTGCAAATGCCAGAGATTATCAGCAGATAAAAAATGAGGCTTTAGCAGGTAAAGGAGATCCTTCAAAGAAGGCAGGCGATATCTATTCCAAATATAAGCGTCAAGCCTATTCAGAGATACCTAATTACTTTGCAAAAAGAGGCATAAGAATAGCTGCTAAAGCAGGCGCGCATTTAGCTTTAAGTATGGCCTTGGCAAATCTCGTTTCAATACCAGTTGCTAATAATAGTTATGCAAAAGAAGCAGCAAAAATTGGTTATGATATTACTTCATGGAAAACGCCGACAAGAGTGCTTAAACCTACAGTAAGTATGGCTATTGCAAAAAAAACTACTAAAAAGGGTGTTGAGCTTAGTGTTGGACGATATCTAGATTTAAGTGTAACAGCAGTAGGGAATAATGCTGCGACAAAAGCTACATTGAAAGCGATGGGTCTTGCAACTGCTGCTTCGGCTCCTGTTGCCACAGGTCTTGAAGTCGGAGCTCATCAGGTAACTAAACGAACTATGTAGAATATAATAAAGGAGGCGCTATTATGTGGACTACTAATCCTTATTACGAAAAATATCTAGCCCATCATGGTGTTTTAGGCATGAAATGGGGAGTTAGAAGATATCAGAATAAAGATGGCAGTCTTACTTCGGAAGGAAAGCAACGCCAGAAAGAACTTCAGAAAAAGCTTGACGATGCCATTGCAAAAACGCCAAATCGTTCTATAGGATGGGATAAAGATCAAAAAAAAGTTTTTAAAAAGATCAATAAAAGTAGTTCTGGCGTTTTTACTACACATATGCAATGGGACGATATTTTACAGAAATACAAGCACACAGTAATAACAAAAGAAGAGAAAAACAGAATAGAATCTAAGATTAATGATCTGAATACCGAATATAGAGATAAACTTCAAAAAACTTTAAAAAGTAATGGTTTTTCAGAAAATTCTACTAGTTACGGCGGAACCTATTATAATAAAAATTTACCGAAAAATTCTAAATTGAGTGTGTTTCTTTTTAATGATAAAGGCGGCCCTTATAGCTCGTTGCATCCTATTTCGGATAGCCCGGATGCTATCGTAAATAGGGTACTTAAAATCTCTAAAACATTTGAAAAGAATTTTACAACCATAAACAAAACCGCAGCCGAATATGCAGTAAAGAATAGTTTATCGTCTTATAAAAACGAATGGCTTAGAGATACTAAATTTGAATCAATGAGTGATAAACAACTTTCTAATTATTTAGAAAAGCAAGGTCCAAACTCAATAGATATTAATAGTAGAGGCGATGGCGGAACTATTTGGTATCAAGATGAAAAAAAGAATGATATGGATTTCTTTGGCGACCATTCGGTATCTGTTGAATTTGGAGTTGACAAAAATGGTAAAATTAAATATAATCGTGCTGGTTTAGAAGGTTAAAGAAGAATATTTGTAAATAAAAAGGAGGCACTTTAAATGGCTACAGAAGTTGATAACAGAGTCGTCCAAATGACGTTCAACAATTCTCAGTTTGAGAAAGGCGTTGACAAGACTCTTAAAACTATTGATAAGCTTAACAAAGCTTTAAAATTTGAAGATGCCTCGAAAGGCTTTGATGAAATTCAAAATGCGGCTAATTCTATCGATCTTAGAACTATTTCTGATAAGATAGATGCCCTTACTAATAAATTTTCACCTCTTGGCGTTATTGGAATGAGAGTATTTTCCAATATTGGAGATGAAGTTTACAAACTTATAACTGGACCGTTTAGGGCATTAAGCTCGGCAGTAGACAATACATTTTCTGCAATAAGCAACCAGGTTAAGCAAGGTGGTTGGAATAGAGCTCTTAATCTTGAGCAGGCTCAGATCCTTATTGAAGGTATGGGTAAAGCTTGGGTTAAAGGCGGCGAAGAAATTATTGACGGTGTAGACAACATTTATCCAATTGTTGATAAAGCTGTTACCGGAACTGCATATTCGCTTGATCAAGCTGCAAAAGCTGCTGCCAATTTCCTAAGTTCTGGTGTTGATGCTGGAGACGGTTCACTACTTGGAACACTTAGAGCAGTTACAGGCGTTGCGGCAACAACGAGTACAGACTTTGACAGAGTAGCTCATATATTTGCCAAAGTAGCAGGCCAAGGACGATTAATGGGTGAAGACCTTAATAGTATTGCTACTATGGGTATAAATGCTGCCGCAGAACTTGCTGATGTTCTTGGAACAGATCAGGCAGCCATTAGAGATATGGTTAGTAAAGGACAAATTGACTTTGAAACCTTTGCTAATGTAATGGAAGATAAATTCGGTGATCAGGCTATGAAGGCTAATGAGACCTTTACTGGTGCTTTAAGTAACGTAAAGTCAGCTCTCAGCCGAATTGGTGCTAGATTTGCCGAGCCTCTTCTTGAAGGCATTATTAAGCCGCTCAATGAAGCCAGACTTATGGTTAATGAATTCGGTAAGGCTCTCGATAATTCAGGAATTACAGGATTTATAGAAAATACTATAGGCTCTGCTTCTAAGAAAATTGTCAATGCATTTACATATGTTGATAGCGAAGGAGTTATGCAACTTAATGCTTCAGTTAAAAACTTTTTCTATCAAGTAGAAAGAATGTTTAATGGAGTTAGAGCTGGATTCTATGCTATCGGACATGTATTTGATATTTTTAAAGAATCTTGGACTTCTGTATTTGGAAAGAAATCAACAGATTCAATTTTTAAGTTTGCAACTAAGTTTAGAGATACTTTATATTCTATAAACCATCAAATTGCAACTAATACCAAGGTTCAGGATAAACTTAGAACTGTATTTACTGGTGTTCTTACAGTGGCTAAGATATTCTTCTCGATTTTAAAAACCGGTCTTAAAGTCGTCGGTAAAGTCATAAAACTTGTAGCTAAACTTGCTTATAATTTTTTATACTTAGGAAGTAAGATTATACTTGCAGTAAAAGGTTTTATAGACTGGATTAAACAGACCGAACAGTTTAAAAAGATTGTTGAAACAACAACTAAAATAGTTAACGGTTTTAAGTCGGGAATCGACAAAATTATAGACTCGATTTCAAAACTAATTTCAAAATTTATTGAATTTGTTAAGAAAAGCGGAATTGTTCAAAGAGGCATTAAAGTTTTAAAAGGAGTTTTCAAAACTCTATATGAAAGCATTAATGTTGCTTGGACAGTCATTAAAGGAGTCTTTACAGGGCTATATGAATCAATCAAGGATTTCTTTACCGAGTCACAATTCGTTAAAGATGCCAGTGGTTTTATAAAAGATGCGTTCGATTCAATAAAAGATTCAATCGGAAATGCAGTTGGTGCGGTTAAAGATTGGGCAGAATCAAAATGGGAGAATGTTTCTTACACTGATATTCGTGACAACATAGTCGAGTTCTTTACCGGGACACTTCCCGATAAGATTCATGAATTTGGTGAGAAACTCGAATGGGCATTTGCTAATCCTAATGAAGCGGCTAGATTACTTCTTGAAAAATTAAAAGATTTTAAAGAAACAGTTGAGCAGGGATTTGGAAATGCAGTAAAAACGGTCGGCGATAAAATGACCGAGTTAAAAGAAAAATTATCTGGTGCCGGAGATTCTGTAAAAGAATTCTCAGAACGAGATGACATCGATCCCAAAAAAGTAGAGGAGAAATTCTCTATATTTACAACTATTGGAGATTCGTTATCGAAAGCTGCCGAAGGCTTTAGAATACTTGGTGAGGGATTATCTACGATATTTACAACTATGTTCGGAGCAATTGGAAGTGCTTTCGAAAAAGTTAAAGATTACGCAAAAGATATGACCTTTGCTGATTTTATTGATCTCATAAAAGATTTTGTTAATATGTTAGTTGGGCTTAATTTGGCAGAAGCAGCCAAGAATCTTGCACAGTTTTTCAATGACATCAATAAAGCATTTTCCAGCAATCTAAATAAAAACACTAAGCTCGATGCGATTCCAAAAGCCATGCTTATGATATCAGGAGCGATATTTATTTTGGCTTTAGCTCTTGAGAAATTTGGTGGATTTGAAGGCCAAGATATGATAGACGCCGCAGCAAGTATACTAATTATATTTGGTGCGATAAGCATTATCATTAGCCATTTGACATCTAGTATATCCACTAAAGATGTTGCTGATACGAATGTAGCGACTAATGCATTAGCAAAGATAGGCGATACTTTTAAACACGGACTTGAGTATTTCATGAAGAAAATCTCAAATGCTGCCGCTATAGGAATGACAGCAGTTGCGCTTGCGGGTTCAATAGCGACTATTATGCTTGCTTTCATGGCTCTACTTGCGGTAATAGATAGTGTTAAGCCTGCAACTGTAACAAGTGCATTAATGGTTTTAGGAGCTATTAGTATAGTTATATTTGTAATAGTTGCAATATTATTGAAACTTGTAGATGAATCAAAGTCTGGTGGTAAGAAATTAGTTGCTGGTATGGCTGGAGTAGCCGCTGTAATGGCTGCCATTGCCCTTACTATACTAACTACAGTTGCGGCGATAGTTATTATTGCTGGAATATTAGAAGCAACTTCTGCTGCTGGAAATGAGAATTTCTTCTGGAAAGGTCTTGGAGCTTTTGCGGCTGTAATGGGTGTTATGCTCGTAATGGTTGCAATTTTGGCCGCAATATCTGTAGGAATGGAAAAACTTGGAGGAGGAAATTCTTTAGGGTCTTTAATAGGTCTTGCCGTCTTAATTTTAGCAGTTTCTGCAGCGGCACTTTTAATACTTCCAACATTATCAATATTTGCCGCTATGGATGGAGATGACTTAAGACAGGCTGTTTTAGGAATAATAGGCGTCTTCTTCGCAATGGCAGTAATTATTGCTATATCAGCAGTTGTGGAGGCAAGAAAAACGTCAGGCGGTTTATTGGCAACTATAGCACTAATGGCAGTAGCAGCTTTAGTATTAGTTGCAGTTATGTATTCGCTTTCGGTTGCTGCTGAGGCAAGTAAAGACGTAGACATGGGCTCTCTAGTAGCTGGACTTATTGGTATGCTAGTTCTTGTTGTAGTATTGGGCATAATAGGTTCACTATTAACAAAAGGCAAATCTGTAGATCAGATGGCAGGTATCGCAGCAGTGATATTAAGTTTTGGAGCATCGATTTTGCTTATGGCAATCGGTTTGAAAAAACTTGGAGAAGTTGATGCATCTAAAGTCTGGGAAGCAATAATACCAATGCTTGTCATTATACTTATATTGTCAGTAGCAGGAGCAGTTATTGGAAATGTTCCTGGAATGGCAAAAGGAATGGAAGCATTAGGTATAGCGATGCTTGGGCTTGGTGCAGGTTTATTCTTAATCGCAGCTGCTGTATATTTACTTGGTCCTATACTTAATGAATTTGCAGAGAATTATGAAACATTCTCAAAAGGAGTCGAAGGGCTCACAACCATATTAGTTGATATTCTAATGAGTTTTATAACTAAATTCATAGATGCTCTTAAAGCTAAAATTGGAACTTTTGCTTATCAGATAGGTGACTTATTATTAGCACTTGTTATAGGTATCGTAGTATGGCTTACTGATAGGGCGTTCCAAATCGGTATAGCAATCGGAGATTTCTTTTGGGCTTTAACCGAAATTATTGTAGTTGCTTTATGCAGATTTGCTGATAATTTTATGGGGGCTCTTAGGAGCCCAGACGGATTTGATTCAAATTCTCCTTCAAAGAAATTATTAGAGCTTGGAGTCGATATTATTTTAGGTCTTATCGAAGGCATAGGATCTATGTTGAAAGCTTTATGGGATAAACTTACAGATCTCGTAGCAGAATTTATACAATTCTTTGTTGATTTGGCTAGTGATATTTTCGAGGCCGGTTCAAATATTATAAGTTCTGTATGGGATGGCATAGAATCAGCATGGACTTGGGTTAAGGATAAGGTTCAAGGAATCGCTGATGGTATATTTAATATCTTCGATGGTTTATCTACTAAAGTTGAAGGGCTAATGGAAGATATTTTCGGAGATCCTCAAGAAAAAGTTGATGAACTTATCGCAGCTAGAGATGAAGCTAATAGGATTGCTGAGGCTGGTCATAGAGACAGTGCTAATATAGAACCATATGAAGATGAACTTGCCGAATATAGACAAAAGATTGAAGATGTTGAAGGTAAGATAACTTACATTAATGCTTACTTTAGAGATAACAAAGTAATGTCCGATACAATTCGTAAAGGTATGAATGAAAAATTAGCAGAATATACCGAAGAATTTAAAGGATACTACGAAGCTGTTAAAGATATATATGCGAAAGCCGATTACTGGGGTGAAGAGTCTTGGGGCGTTAGAGGAACTTCTCACGGCGCAGCATATCAAGTTGGCCAATGGATTGGTTCTGGTTATCAATTAGGAATTTATAACAGTATAGGAGATACTGATTACTTAGCTCAAATAGTTGGAAATCAGGTAGATACTCTTAAACGTAGTCTAGGTATTGCATCGCCTTCAAAAGTCTTTATGAAGATTGGCGGATTTATGATAGCTGGTCTTAATAAAGGATTGAATGAAGAATTTGAGTATACTAAATCAATACTTGGAAGTTTCGCCAATACACTATCAACTTTTGATGGAAATACAACAACTCCTAGAATTACTCCAGTTCTTGACCTTTCAAATATTCAAAATGGGGTTAATTACATTAACGGAAATCTAGGCAATAAACAGATTCATTATCTTGCTAATATGGATATTAAATCAGATAGTGCTAGAAATGCTGAGAGGATTAATGATCTTACAGCAGCTGTTAATAATTTAACAATCAAATCTGATCAAAGTGATATTTCAGGAAAGCTTGGTTCGCAGTCCGAGATTCTTAATCGAATTGCAGATGGTCTTGAGAATCAGACAATCGTTCTTGATTCTGGAGCTTTGGTTGGTGGAATTTCAAAGAAGATGGACAAGTCTTTAGGCCATAATCAATATCTTAGAACGAGAGGTGCATACTAATGAGCGGAATTGCTGATTATCCTTTTCAGGATTATCGTAACCATTCGGTATATTTTGACAACTTTAATTCTTGGGATGAATGGCATATGATCCCTACAGCTCGTCCTTCGATTGTAACTCCTGCCATGGTTGAAAATACAGTTGACGTTCCCGGTATGAATGGGTCTCTGGATCTTTCAGAGGCCCTTACTGGGTACCCATTGTATGAGAATCGTTCTGGTAGTATTACTTTTATGTTCCTTAATGGATTCGGTAATTGGGTCGAAAGAAAAGATAGTATTATGAGTAAGCTCCATGGCAAGTATATGAAATTAACTCTATCAGACGATCCTAACTATTACTACGAAGGACGAATAACTTGTGGAGATTGGTCTACTAACAAAGACATGTCTTCTATTGACATTAACTATAATGTTAAGCCATATGCAATCCATAGGTTTATGGATGAACTCGATGAAATTGAGATTGCCGCTGGAGCGACTGAAACTGTAACATTTAATATGTCGGAAACCGACGTTACAATACCAGTCGTTGCTTGTTTTAAGTATACTGGCGGCGATTTAAACAATGTTCTTAACTTGACGTTCACTAATACGGAACTTGGATATGCAGTTGCAAATGTTACTATTAAGAGATATGAAGATGCTGGTTTAGTTTCATATGAAGATGTTCAGTTTTCAAATATTATAGGAACTAATCAAGTTGCAATTTCAATAACTAATAGTAACGCAAAGACCGCAAAAGTTAAGATAGGCTATTATGCTAAAAAACTCTAAAATTCAAAATGGGGGTGATTAACCATGAGTAAAACTGCAAGGTCAGTAATGGATAAAGCTATAAGTTTTCTAGGCGTTAAGGAAAGCCCTCCCTATTCAAACAATGTAATATTCAATACTGATTATTATGGCCATGAAGTTAATAGTTCAGCTTATGCCTGGTGTGTAGTTTTTGTGTGGGATATTTTTAGAATGGCAGGAGCAAGCGATCTATTCTACAATGGTAAGAAAACTGCTGGCTGTTGTCAGGTTCTTAACTGGGGCAGAAACGAAGGCTTAGATGTTAGTATTGACGAGGGACGTTATGGCGATCTAATACTTTTTGATTGGGATAATACTGGTTGGGATGATGCTGATCATATAGGCTTCATTGAAAAGAAAAATAGCGATGGCAGCTATACGACAATTGAAGGTAATACTTCTACTGGTAATGATAGCGATGGTGGAGAAGTAATGAGACGAACTCGTTACAGATCAACTATAAGAGCAATAATACGTCCTAAGTATGAAGAAGAGGAGGATTGTAAAGTGAGAATAGAATTCGATGTACTTAAAAAGGGAAGTAAAGGCGAAGACGTTAGAGCTTTACAAAGACTTCTCTTAAGCTACGGCTATAAGTTACACATAGATGGTGACTTTGGGCCTAAAACAGAAAAGTATGTTAAAGAACTTCAGGTAAAATTAAAACTTGTTCCAGATGGAATAGTTGGTACTAATTCTTGGAATAAGTTCTTGTTTAATTAAATCAAAATGGGGGTAAAACGATGTATACAATTTATGCTGACAACGTTTGCATACATAATGACATGATGGATGTTGAAGCTCTTAGAGTTTTATCCCCATCACTTAGCATGTCTGACAGTGCTGCTGGGTCTCTTTCCTTTACAATCTTGCCATCTAATCCCGGCTATGATATTTTAGAGCCATATGCAACAACGGTAACTGTTTATAAGAACAATAAATGGTTTTGGGCAGGAAGAGTAATTTCAGATTCAACTGATTTCTATCATCAAAAGGCAGTTGAGTGTGAAGGAGTACTTGCGTTCCTTAATGATACGCATCAGCCATCTTGGGCTAGTGGAACGAGTCTTCCAATGTTTTCGTTCATATCAAGATTGCTTTCAGTCCATAATAGCAAAGTTAATTCAAATAGGAAAATTCAAGTTGGACGTATAACAATAGACGATGGACTACGTTCGCGTTATACCGAGTACGAAAACACACTTGAAGCTATTAATGATGTATTAGAAGATACAAGTGGTCATGCAATGATACGTTATAGTAATAATACTTATTACTTAGACATTCTTGCTGATTGGAACGATACTAATTCTCAGGAGATTAGATTCGGAAAGAACCTTCTTGACTTCACTACAAGTAGAACACGAGAGAATTTTGGGACTGCAATTTACCCTCTTGGAAAAGAAGATGACCAAGGAAATCGTTTAACTATTGAATCAGTTAATGATGGTAATCCTTGCCTTCAAGATGATGAGGCCGTTTCAAAATGGGGGTATATTGAGAAGAAATTTGAAGATAATGAGATAACTTCAGCTTCAACCCTTAAGAGTGTAGCGACTAAAGTTCTCCAAACTATGGTTTCGGAAGATATTACTCTTGAGTTATCAGCCGTAGATCTTTCTATGCTTGATAATACAATTGAAGATATTCGTCTGTATGATCAGGTTAGAGTTATATCTCCTTATCATGATTTAGATCAATATTTCCCTGTTACTTCGGTTGAACTGGACCTTGCTGAACCACAGAACGATACTTTTACTCTTGGTGAAGAAGCAAGCAGATCATTATCAGGAAGTAACTCAACTATAGGATCTGCCGGATCTGTTAATGAAAAAGGTGAGAATATTCTTCCTGGTGATAAGTTATTACAACAAGCTCTTAGTAATTCAACTCAGATTTTAAATACAGCGACTAATGGTTACGTCACAACGGTTTACAGTGAGAACGGAACTAGTCAATTGATCATATCTGATAACATTAATTATAAGAATGCAACTAGATTATGGCGTTGGAATATTAATGGACTTGGGTATTCTAAAGATGGCGGAAATACTTACGAACTCGCTATGACTATGAATGGAGCTATTAATGCTAAGTTCGTAACAACAGGCACGATGACTGCTGCTAGAATTAATGGTGATATCTTAAGAGCAAATAAAGGAGATTCATATTTCGATCTTGATAATTCTAAGATCCATCTTGGAACTTCTTCTAGTTATTGGGTTGAACTTAATTACGACGGCAAGTTAACTGCAGGTGTCGGCAACAATACTTATGGGTACATTGATGGATCAGCCGATATTCATAATTTGGATGACGATACGTATTCAAAAGGTCTTAATATTGTTGCTCCTTATCACCCGAGTGGATATGGTCCAAGTGTTATACGACTTGTTTCCGAACGTATATCAGTATTAAGTAGTACCGATTCGTCACAAACATCAACAAATTGTGGCACTGGTCAAATTACAGTATTAACCGGAATTGACTCTGATGGTAGTACAACAACTTATCATTGGACTACATATAATATTATTAATGGCTTAATAGCAACTGCATTAGATTAAGAAAGGTATATATTATGAAGCTTTATAAAGCAAAAAAAGAAGGATCACAGATTTATTTAAAAGATTCTGACCAGATGGATAGATATCTTGAAAAAGGTTGTGATATTTATGAAGAAAATGAGGATGGATCAAATACGTTGATAGCTACTCCTGAAAAAGGATATTTAGTTGAAAAGCCATTTTTTCCAATACCTCAAGTAATTCGAAATTGAAAATTTCACCTGGTGGGATTTTTGGAAAACTAAAATGGAGGTGATATTTATGTCTGAGTTTAAAACTCCTCTTAGTCGTACTGAGGCTATTTTACAAAATATTCTTGGGGACGATAATAAGCTCGGTATTCCTCTTAGTAGAATTGAAAAACTACTTATGGCGATTTTAAATAAAACTGATTACACTGACGGCATTCTTTCTCAAGCTGAAGAAATCCTTTATGCAATATTAAAAGATGGCGAATGGAATAAAACTCCTAAAAGCAGATCTGAAAAGATTCTTAAAAGTATATTAGATGGAGAAGAATATACCGGCGAGATTGATGAAGAAAGTAGAATAGAAGTTCTTCTTCGCGAATGGTCTAAAGGAACTGGCCCTAAGTATGTAATAAGAACTGTAACTGGTGCTATAGTTAAGATACTTGATGCTCTTGCCGAGCCTGCAGTGTCACTAAAAGTCTTTCTTGAACCAAAGCAAGATCTGCACGGGTATGAGTATCCGTGGCCTCCTGGTGGTGGAAAAAATCTGTTTTATATAGACACAGATAAAACCAATACGTTGAATGGCGTTACTGGGACATTCGATGCCGAGACGCAAACCATCAGCGTTGTAGGCACAAACATGTCCTCATCCGAGTATATCTTATTGAACCTTGAATGTACTGGAGATATTCCAAGAGAGGTTGCGCTTGCCAGAACATTATTTAATGCCCCCAGTGGCGTATATATCAATCTGGTGTATAAAAAAAATAACACTTGGCATGGCGTAAGTAATGGTGGTTCTATCCCTACCGAGATTGATTCACGCGTAAATCTGCAAATAGGAGTGTATGGGACAGCCACAACCGTTAACGCGACCAATATAAAAGTACAAATCGAACTCGGTTCAACCGGCACGACTTACGCTCCTTACTCCAACATCTGCCCTATCAGCGGATGGGATGAGGTGAGTGTTTTTGTTGGCGAAACTCAGAGCGAAGAAGATGCGACCAAGTATTCCGTTTCCTTCGAATCACAAGGCACGGTCTACGGCGGTACTCTTGATATTGTGAGCGGAGTGCTGACAGTTACTAATAAGCATTTCACGTACAATTCGATAGCGTATTACGGAACATATGGAAGTGAAAATGCACCGTTATATTATTGTGATATTCCGAATTATAAGAATGAGCCTATTAAAAAGCACCCGTCAGTATTGTCGGAGGGATTACTGCTGTCAAATATATTTGCACCTATTTCAACAGAATATTTAGCAAATATGAAAAACTATGAAATTAGAGTTTCAGATTCAGCACTGCCAAGTAGGTTTTACATGCGAGTTGACGGACAAAATCCCGTCTCGGCATCACATCCGCTTGAAGTTGTTGCGGAACTGCAAACTCCCTTAACATATCAGCTAACACCTCAAGAAGTCCAGATGCTTTTAGGCAGCAATACGATTTGGAGTGATGGGGATGATATGGAGCTTATGTATAAAGCGCCTAATGTCTCCTTACAAGTTATGAATACAAGAAAAAAATTAATGACTATAAAGAAAGGCCTTAAGCTATGAACCACTTTATAGAACTTGCTATGACGATATTTGTATCTGTTATGGCTTCTTCTGGCTTTTGGGCATTTTTACAAGCTAGAAGAGAAAAAAAAGATGCCAAAACTAAAATGATATTAGGGCTTGGATACGATAGGATTGTAACTTTATGCGGTATGTATATTGATAGAGGCTATATTTATCAGCATGAGTATGAAGACCTATATAAGTATCTATATAAGCCATATAAAGAGATGGGCGGCAATGGTTCTGCTGAAAGAGCTTTTGAAGAAGTTAAGAAGCTCCCAATTAAAAGGAAAGGAGCGTGATATTTGTGGTAACTGACAATTACTATAACTGGCGTAACATAACAGATTCTTTTAAAATAACAACATCATTTGGTGTTAACGGCAGAATTAAATCAACAAGTGGAGACTATCGTGGGATTTTAACAGGAGCTGGCCAATTACAGTATCCGATTGAAAATTATTATTTTAATAATTTAGTTGCATATGTTGGAACTAGCAACACAACGGAAGACACATCTGATTATGCAATATCTATAAATAGTAACATTACAGTTTCTGATGTCAATATTAGTTCTTCCTATTATGGTGGTAAAATAGAAAAAATTATAGTATTTTCTGTTTCAAATAATACCAGCTCAGATACAAGTTTTTGTGAAATTGGTTTGGCTAAATCAATATATTTTAACGTGGATGATTCTTATTTATATCATGCTTTATTTTATAGAAAAGTTATGGACGAAATAACGCTTAAACCTGGTGAGTCTAGAACTATAACTCTAAAATGGACGGAGGAAGCATAATGAACAAATTCATAAAAGCAATGCTAATAAGAGCAATTAAAACCATAGCTCAAACTATGCTCAGTATGATTACACTGGGAATGAGCTTCTTCGATATTGATTGGAAGATGGTTATCTCAGTTGCAATAGTTAGTGGTATATATTCAATACTTACATCAATTGTTGCAGGTCTTCCTGAGGCAGAAGATGACGGCGAGCTTATATTTGAACCGAATGAAGATGGCATAGTAAGCTGTGTAATGAATCTTAAAGATTTTAAGAATGGCGGACGAGTTACAATAGTAAATAAAATGCCTGAAGGTTCTAATTTTGATATTTCGCACGATAATCAAAGTGTTAAATAGAAAGGTAGAAGCCTACTATAGATGGCTACCTATCCTTTCCGGCAGGGGGCTTAACAGCCCCTTTTGCCGTCGCACTTTAATCATGTTTTATATTTTTTTCGCATTAAAAACAATATATATTATAGAGAGTCAGAAAGACTCTCAAAGAAAGGAGATACAATTATGTTTAAAACTTATAATTTCTTAAATGAAGGAGTAAACAATAATAGAGAAGGAAGAGAAAAGGAAATGATAAGAGACGGATACTATAAACAGAATGCCGTTGTACTATCTTCTGGCGTTGAAGTAGTAAAGTATTTAGAAAATTGCGAGAAATACTACGAAGGCGGAGTAGATGTAGTAACGCTGTATTTGACAAAAGGAATCTGTAATGAGGTTCTCTTTCTTGTCAGTGCTTACGTAGAAAGGAGGAAATTGGAGTTAGAAGCCTAATCAAGGCTTCTTTCTTTTTCAAAATTCGCATTAAAATCAATATATATTATAGAAATAATTAAAATTTTTATATCTCCCGAAAGGGAGAAGAAAGGATGGATTATTATGATGAAAGAAATGATTATTAATGAAAAGGAAATTGAGGAATTGAGAAGTTATTTGAGTGGATATGAGGAACTTCTTCAGAAGTATTCTCCTCAGTATCTTCTTGAAAGGGTAACTCTACCTGATGGTAGTAGCTATCCTAGATGGATGGTATTGAAGGAGAGGGCTTCTAGATAGAGGCAACTCTTCACTTAAAAGGAGGCTCAATGCCTCTTTTTCTTTCGTATTTTAATCAAGTTTTATATTTTTTTCTACAACGCACTATTATCAGCCTATATAGTGTTCTGAAAGACTTAAAAACTTTTTTTTGTTATAAGGAGGAAATGAGTATGAGTTTTATTAAAAGAAACAAAGAGGCAAAAAGGTATTTCTGTCAGGAAGTTCTCTACGATGACTGCTATATGGTCTATATCGTAGATGAAGCTACAAAGACATATGTCGTTAAAACAGTAACACCAGGCGTTTGCGTGGATGAAACTGTAAGAGGCGAGATACTAGATTTGGATGCTTTCTACGATAGGATAGAACAGTACTTATTCGTAGAGGAGATGCTTCCTCATGAGTATCCTTGTCTTGTTTCGGGAAACTGGTATAAATTACCGAGAAACAAAAAGGATTGAAAGGAGGATGACCTTAAGGGGCTCTGGAAACAGGGCCTTTTAATTTTTCGCGGTCATATCAATGCCTATAATAGCTTATATTTAAGGAGGATTTTATATGATTAAATCGAGATATTTTAAGAAAAAAGAAAACGACCGAGAGATAAGGTATCAAGTTATCGACGGTGTAACTTTTAAAGATTATGAAGGAGATGATGTATTTAATATTAGAACATTATATTATGACGACGTTCGTAATAGAATTACTGATATTAAATATGCAATATGTCTTGAAAAATTTAGAGGGTATGCTTGCGAAACCTTGATTACAAATCACGGTTATGAAGAAATATCGCAAGATGAATATGTACATGAAATCCTTGACTTTTATGAAGAAGATTATGAGCCCTAACAAGGGCTCTCTTCTTTTCGCATGAAAATCTATTTGTAATATAGGATGAAACCATATAAAAGAGATAATATTATTTTAGTTTAATTGATAATTAGATTTAAATAATGTTACCTCCTTATTGTTGGGCTCGTCTGGGCTAAAAGGACTTAACAGGTCCTTTTAGTCTTTCGCATGAAAATCTCCTACTATAATGACTTAATAAAAAGGAGGAAAAAGTATGTTAACTTTTATAATAATTTTTGCAACAATAATAGCAATTGTATGTGGCCTGGTGGCAGGTATTATTACGATCATATTGCCGTTGCTAGATGTTATAATAGGAGTGACACTTCTCATTCTTATTATCAAGATCTTCCGCAAGCTGTTCGGCGGAAAGAAATCGGACAGCAAGGAAGGGACCTAACAGGTCCTTTTCCTTTTTCGCATCGATATCTTTTACTTTAATAGATTAATTTAAAGGAGGAAAAACAATGGGAAATTTCATTAGAAAGACACTTCCGATGTTGTTATCTTTGGCAGGAACATTTTTGACGTTCCTGTTTAAAAAGAAAAATGATGAGGAGGCTATGGATAAGGCGATGGAACGTTGGATGAAGAATCATTCAGAGTAATCTGCAAGGGGACTTAACAGGTCCCCTTAGCTTTTCAAAAATTTATATTTTACAGGAGGATTAATTATGGCTAAGAAAACGGCTATGGAAAAACTTTTTAATATTGTTTGGCAGTCTACTGCTGAAGATGATGGAATCTTAGATGAAGATGAAGGAATTGAATGGATGGACGAAGAGCATTCATCGATATGTATTGTTAAAGATTATTTCATTGATAATGAAGATGGAACAACAGAACGAGTTATATTATCTCGTAGTATATTTCATAATCCTATATCTTTTAGCAATTTTATTGCTAGTAGGATTATTGAAATAGGCGAATCCGATGGTCCTAAAATCGATGAACTCAATCTTAGTACAAGAGCATTTAATGCACTTAGAAGAGCCGGCGTTTGGACAATTGGAGATTTGAGACGTATTATTAAGACTAATGATATTGTTAAAATTAAAGATTTTGGACGTAAAAGTTATGATGAAGTAATAACTAAACTTGCGGCTTATGATAAAAACATGGAGGACTAATTATGGACAAACAGCTTAATATTTACGACGCAATTGATGTTATTTCAAACCCGAAGTATGAAAAAGAGGACAGGGTTAAACTTAGTACTGATATTTGTCAGGCATTAAAATCTGAATTCTTTCCAATTATGGAGGAAATTGCTAAGACTTCTTCAGAGGATAGTCCTCATAAGGATCCCAAGTTTACTATGAGAATGTTTGAGAGTTCTTTACTTTCAATAGCGATTTCTAATGGAGATGAAAATGGATTGGAAGGTCTTATTATAATGCTTAAAGGCATCATTAGAGAGCTTGAGATTGCAAAAGAAGCCGATCGCATGTAAAACTGCCACTATAATAGCTTATTTAAAAGGAGGATTTGAAATGTTTAAAGGATTTCGTGAAAGAAGACAGAAACAGAAGCTTCTCAACGACTTAACTCCCCGAAAAGAATTTATCAAAGGGGAAATGGACAAGGCTGAAGAGGTGCTTAAGAGTGCCGATCAGAATTCAGCTGAGTATGAGGACCATAAAAAGATATATGAATCTTGGTCTTCTCAGTATGATGATATTCTGAAAACTGAAAGCGAACTTCGCAGAAAGGATTCTGAACGTCACGACGGAAGGGCTAAGACAATTATATATTGTATTGGGACAATACTCGCTGTAATCGGTACTGCCGCGCTTTCGGTCTTGTATGCTTGCATTGATAATGTAGGGAGCACAGGTAGAGAGGCTAAAAACTGGCTTAAAGAAGTTTGGAGAAACAGACCAATCTTTAAGTAGGTAGTCTTTAGGGGCTCTGGAAACAGGGCCTCTAGGCTTTTGATATTTTTACAAGGAGGATTAAAATGAAAAAGAGATGGTTTGTTCGAATTGCACTTGGTTTATTTATCATAGCAAAGACTGTTGAAGATATCATTGAGACGAGGAGATCAAAATGAAAACATATAACGTTGAAGATATTTCAAAGATGTTAAATGTTAATAAAGAAACGGTTAGAAGATGGATACGAAATGGTAGATTAAAGGCAACACAATGGTCTAAAAAGACCGGTAATGTTGTTACTGAAAAGAACCTTATGCAATTTATTAATGAAAACCCTAAGTATAAAAATGTGGAGGAAAAAATAATGAGTAGAGTAAATATTAATGAAGAAAACAAAACACTGACAACAATGTATACATATGTAGATGATCTTGATATTGAGATTGCGAATGATATTTGGAAGATTGCCCAGAAATCTCCGAAACATGGAAGTGCTCTTATGGATATGCTTGGAGCTCCTGTATATTGTCATGTAATGAACATAAAGAATATGGGTAAACCTAAGGAGGAAAAATAATGAGTAAGATTACTATATTTATTTCAACACCAATGAATGGAAAAACTAGAGAAGAAATAGAAGAGAGGTTCGATGTTATACAGAATCTTGTATGGGATATCATTATGTTTACTCCTCCTAAAATGAAAATAGAAAGAAAAGATATTTGTTTCATTAATAGTTATGATAAAGAAAATATCCCTGAAAAGAATTCTAGAGTATGGTGTCTTGGAGACAGTATCAAACTTATGAGCCAAGCAGATGTTGTTATATTTGATGATGCATGGTCATTAGCAAAAGGCTGCGTTTTGGAATATGAAGTTTGTTGTAGTTACGGAATTACTAAGATCGAGTTTAATGACAGCAGTGATGATATTCGAACTCTATCAACTTACTTTAAACAACTTATCGCAGGGAAATCACCTTCTTAAATAGCTTATATTTAAAAGGAGGAATAATTATTATGAGTAATTATAATTGGGATGCATATTTTAAAGACGTAACCCCAGCAAGAGAAAACCTTCGTTGGTATACTAGGTTTTTAAAGGCTAAAATACCGGACTTGATATGTTGGGCATTGGGTCTTGTAATTGCGTTTTGTATGATAAGACTTAGCGACGATATTAGCGGCACATTTGTCGATCTAATTTGTTACTATTTAGTATCAATAATAACAGCAACTACATTAACAATGCTTCGGGGTTCAATGGTATGGAAGCTTAAAACTGAAATATCGAACTGTAATAGAAGGATATTTGAAGCTAAGGAACGCCGAAAGCGCTCTCAGTATGAAATTACTGAAATGACTGAAATTAAATAAGGCTAGCCAAAAGGGGCTCTGGAAACAGGGCCTCTAGGCTTTTGATATTTTTATAGTAGACAAAAAGCTTAAGTAAAATAGGCTGCGGTGACGGAATAGGTAGACGCTTACTTACCTGCGAGTAAGATGGCGGAATGTAACAAATCGCAGTAAAAAACAAAAGCCATCATGTAAGGTGCAAATCCTTACCCGCAGTATAAATAACTACTTAGGCTTTTGATATTTTTAAAATTAGGAGGAAGTAAAATGACAACACGACAAGCAAAAGCTAAACTTCGTAGAAAGTATGGATGGCATTTTCATTTTAAACAAAGTAAGTACGGAGATTTATATGCCTATAAAGAAGAAATAGATGACGAGAAAAGATGTTGGTTCTATTTTGTTGAGGCTGAACATTACCCATATAAAGATGGGCTTAATGTTAGAATTGGTTGCGAATCTAGTCAAACTATCGCACCTATTGTAATCTTAACATTTGAAGAGTATGAGTTATTTTCTATACTCATAGATGAAGTTAAGAAAAACCGTGATAAGCTTTTAGCTCGTTGGAAGGAAAAGGAGAAAAACAATGAATAGAAAATATTATGACTTTCTTATGAAAGACTTCGAGAATCGATTTCCGAATTTTACCTGGTGGGCATTTTCTAAAAAAGTCTCCAAATGGAGAGAAGTTGATGATGTAACCATTAGTTCTGCAAAATCATTTAAGAACGGATATTTATTATTCAATCATGACTTTAATAACGAAGATTTCTTATTAGAGCCCGTTAACTTCTTAGAGTTTTTGCTCGAACTTTCTTATCCATATTGCTTTTCTAAAGAGGGTAAGCTTGGATTTCCATTTAATAGAAACACTTGTAATGATATTTTCTGGAAGATTATTGAAGATGCTGGGTTTCTTAACGGAGATGGCAGAGAAAAGTTCTATGAAATGGTCTACGAATGTGTGATGGATGGCGATATTTTCAATAAATTACCAACTAAATACATACATAGATCTTTAAGAGATCAGTGCGATATTCTATTTTCAAAAGAAGGTATTACAGAGCTTGGAGATAATAGAAAAAAGGCACTCGCAGTAAAATCAGGGACTTAAATAGCTTGATAAACTTTATATTTAGGAGGAAAAGCTTATGAAGAAGTTTAAGAACGTTGTCAAGGCATTCGCGGTTGGCGCATGTGTTGGATTTGAACAGGCTTGCGATCAGTTAGTAGGATCGGTAGGCGTGGCAATGGTTATTAAGGGAATAAAGGAGAAAGATAAATCTTCTATATTCTACGGTACCATATTCACCGCTACTGGTTTTACGAATTATATTCGTAAGATGGTTCGTTTCAGCGAAGGTGACAACCTTGGCTATGATAAACTCATCTTGGGCAAAAGCTTCGATGAGTGGACTACCGAAATAGCAAAGGAGGAAAGTGAGGAAGAGGGGGGTTAACAGCCCCTTTTTCTTTTTATTTTCATCGCGTCGAAATCAGCTCATATAATAGAGATGACTTTTACGCATCTTATATTTTTTGAAAACAGGAGGAAACAAAATGAAGAAACTTATTAACAGAGTAAAGGATTTTGTAGTAAAACACAAAAATATTTTTGTGTTTAGTGTAGTAGTTACACTTGTAGTGTATATTACGAAAGTTGTTAGTTATCTTAAGGGTTATGATGAGGCCACTAAAGATGCTAACGACTGGTGGATGAACCAGCATGAAGAGTTTCTTAATACCATGGCTCCTAAAATTGGAGTTAAGTATGTAATTGAGAGGACTGATGATCTTAGTGGTCGTACTCTTGGAGAGTATGTAGACCCGCATGAGTCTATTGAGTATCTTAAAGATAGGATACTCACTCAGGAAAAACTTATTAAGAAACTTGTTACGAAGGAGGAAGAATAATGGCGGTTATGAGTGCTGTTCGTTATATTCCAATTAGTTATGAAATTACAGTTAGAGATAGGTATAAAACACATGTAGCATCTAAATACAGTGATAGTAGAAGCTTCAAGGTGTTCCAGACTTATATCGGACATGTAATGAAACTTATCGAACAAGATCTTAAGAGTCATGATATTAAGTATGACATTTTAGGACTTAGTATTGATTTTAAAGAACACGTTGTTCGTTTTGCGTACGACTTAACAGGAGATGCACTTACGATACGTGAACTTGGATTTATATCTATGTAAAACAGGAGGAAAAGTATGAACATTAAAGAGAAAATTACTGAAGTTGGTAGTGCAGCAAAAGAACATTCAACAACAATTCTTACAGTACTTACTTGTGTAGGTGTTGTTGCAACTATTGTTAGTGCATTTAAGGCTGCTCCTGAACTTGAAGAAATTGAGTCTCAGAAGAGTGCTGACGTTGATGATATTTTGGAAGATGATCTTCCGAAAGAGGAACGCGATGAAAAAATAGCTGAAGTTAATAAGAAAGCAAGGAAGGATAAGTTCTTTGCTATGCTTCCGACATTTATATTTGGAAGCCTTACTATTGGATCGGCTATTGTTACCGAGAAGATCAATCACAAAAAGATTGAAGGACTCAAGCTTGACCTTAAAGATATGGCAGTTGCATATGCGGTTCTTGAAAAGAAAGATATTAACTTTAAAGAGAAAGCAAAAGAGCTTTTAGGTCAGGGAAAGGTCGAAAAGATTGAAAGCGAGATAATGAGAGATAAAGTAAAAGAGGAAATTGAAGGTAAAAGTGACGTAGAGGTTATTAATACCGGAAAAGGAACTACTTGGTTTTATTTCGTAGATTCTGGACAGGCTTGTCTACTTAGTAAACAGGCACTTGATGATGCTAAGAATAAATTTAATTCTGAGCTATTATCATCTGGAGCTTATGAACTTGCTGCAACTGAGTTCTTCTATTACTTAGGTCTTCCTGAACCTAAACTTGCCGAGAATCTTATATTTAGTCAGGATCATTTGCTTGACTATAGCATGACGATAGGACCTGTATATTTTAATGGCGAGAACCATGATATGCATATGGTCGAAATAATCGGCAATAAGAGGGCATGGAGAGACAATCTATTATGAAAGGATGACGATATATTTGTAGATGATATTTTAGAACTATTTAATTTATAGGAGAAATATTATGACACCTACATGTAAATGCAAGGGCTGTGGTGACCGTAAAGTTGGTTGCCACAGTACCTGCGAAGATTACAAGAAATTTAAAGAAGAGACTATTGCTTTTAATAAAAAGAAGCAAAAAGAAATGGCAATAGGCCGTGATATTCGTTTAGGTATTGCGGCCCAATATAGATATAACCAACGTCATTCTCATGGTGCGAAGTAAATCGCATGAAAATCCTCCACTATAATAGCGTCGTTTAGACAAAAGCTATTTATATATTTTTAACGGAGGAAAAAACTATGACAATTGGTATTCTACTTATTGCACTTGGTATCATTTTCATTCTTAAAGATGAGAATAGAAACAACTAAGTGATGCGACTAGCAAAAGGGGAGCATCAGCTCCTCTTAGCTTTTGACATTTTCTATGAGCGGGGGCGCCTCCTGTAAGTTTTTAATCCCATAATGTAACTCAAAAAGCTCCCGCTCTTTTTCGCATAATTATCACTGCACTTAATAGGTCGGTGTGGCCTATTAAATTATATTCTTAAAAAAAAGGAGATACACTATGGAAGAGATGAATGTAAACAACGTAGTTGACGAGGTTAAGGATAAGATCGAGTTTGCTGCTGAAACAGTTTCGGATATTTCCGATGCGGCTCAGCTGCAGGTTGATGTTAATCCTAATAACAGCAAAGGAGAGCTTATTTTCAAAGGTATTCTTTGCGTATTGGGGCTTCTTGGAGTATTCAAGATCATTGATTTGATCAAGAGTGCTGTTAGGAAGCACAAGGCAAAGAAGGCTGAAAAAAAGAAAGCCCTCGAAGCTGAGGATGACAGCAATCTCACTAAGCAGGAACAGGAAGCTGCGATAGGCGCAGACGTAGAACTTGTTCCCGAGGAGACTGCGGAACCTTCCAAAGAAGCTTCTAAAAAGAAGAAGTAATTTGGGAACACACTTATGAGGGGGACTGGAAACAGTTCCTCTCATTTTTTAACCAATTTGTTTATTTTTTGGAGGAATTATGGAAAAAAACATAATATTACTTAGAAAAGATTTCATGACAAATCTTGAAGATCTTGTTAATAATTCTGGACTTCCTGCATTTGTTATGTTAGATGTTTTAAAAGATGCTAGTAGTCAACTTGTGCCTATTGTTGAGAAACAGGAAGTAGAAGCTATTAGACAATTTAGAATAGATGAACTTAGAGAAAAACAGGCGGAAAGGAGAAATGAAGACAGTGGCGACGATAAAGATGAATGATATTTCAGGCAATTCTCATTCTGATAAAGAAAAGACCGAAGTTGTTATGGACGGTAAGGAAGTTAAAGAGGTTAGAAAAGTTATATCTGGTCATGCACAAGCACGAAAGCCAAGTCTTTTTTATCGTTTTAAAAGTACATTTTTTGCTGATGACATTGAGAATGTTAAGCAATATGCATTAAGAGATGTTATAATTCCAGGAATTAAGCATTTATTTTTGGACAGTTTATCCATGTTAATCCTTGGCGAATCATATTCTAGAGGAGGAAAATCTAAATTAGGTTTGTCGACAACATATTCGTATAATACTGTTTTTAAGTCAAAAACAGAAAAAAGAAAAAGAGATGACGATAGCACTCCACTTACCAAATCATATCGGGAAATAGTTCTTGATACAAGAGGAGATGCTGAAGCTGTTATTGATACTCTTAATGAACTTATTGATGTCTATGGCCAGGCATCTTTATCTGATTTGTACGATTGTGTTGGCATATCAGGTGAGTTTACAGATAATAACTATGGTTGGGTTGATCTTCGTAGAGCTTCAGTAAGACGTCTTCCTGGAGGAGGATATTTAGTAGATCTTCCTAAACCTTATCCGCTTAATTAGGAGGCTGTATGATTATATTTTTATTAGGTCTTGTAATGTTCATTATGAGTTTAGCAAAAGGTGAACTTACGGCAGCGGCTATATTTTACGTTGGCATTACGATTCTTTGGTGTCTTGAGACTTTGGATATTAACGACGATTATGAGGAGGACGAGGAAACATGATAGGCATAATTATAGCTCTTGCGTTATTTGTTGCTGGTGTTCTTAGTACAAGTCTTGAACGAACTATCGTTCTACTTATATTTTCAGTTATCTTTTATACTATTGCTATATGGTATGTGTATAAAGAAAGTAATAAGGAGAATAAAAATGATAAAGAAATTAAAGATGATATTTTGTCGTCATAAGTATTTTCAGTTTGGCATGAAGATTAAAATGTTTGACGAATCTGAAGGTATATGGAAGTATACTAATGAGTGTATTAAATGCGGCAAGAAGAAAATTATATTTGGAGATATGCAGACTATAAGCGAATGGAGGAAAAAGCATGAGCGCGAATGATACGACTATTAAGATCGGTCTTCATGATATTTTTATTCAAGTTGAAGATTATGATATAGAGTCATTATCTGAAATAGGGTATAAACTTTATATAGAAAAAGAAAAACATAAGCAAAAAATAATCTATGATATTATAATAGGATGTAGAATTATTTATGCGGCTCGTAGTGAAGATTTTGCATATAAAGCGTTCGAAGTTATTAAAAACAAACTTATATCTTCGATTAAAAATAACGATGTTATTTGCGATCTTAGGCTGATTATTGCAGAATTAAAGCGAAAGGAGAAAGAGAATGACAAATGAAGAAGCAACTTACCAGTATCTTGAAGACGCACATGGAAACGGTATGTTCTTCTATACTGATTGTTGTGGAAATAGAATGTATAGTATTGACAGTGACCCTATGAAGTATCATGGACGCTTATGTCCTAGGTGTTTCTGGCATAATAAATCGGTAACATTATATTTGCGAGGTACACCACAAGGGATACGTGTTTTTGAAAATGAACATGTCGTAAAGGCAGAAAGCGAGGCAGAGAAATGATTGTAATTGTAAAAATATTCTTATTTATATTTGTATTGTATCTAATAAATTATTTTCTTTTTAGAATTGCATGTAAAGCATGGGCTTCTGAAAATGTGTTAGACGCATCATTGGGATTGGAACCTAAATGGCTTGATGTTTGGGCTCTAATTATAGCCCTTCATCTTTGTATTACAATAATACTTGGAGTAGTATGCGCTTTTTGGTTTATATTTTTGCATTTATAAAAGATAAGGAGATAATAATATGTTTTTAGATGAATTATTATTTGATATTGATAACTTTTTAAAAAGAGATGATCTTTGTGTTTTTATTGTGGACCATACTTGTGAGAAGAAACAAGATAAAACTAGAGATGAAAAATTGATAAATGCTATTAACTCTGCCATTAAAGCAATAGATACACAAGATACTTATAGTATAGGTTTGCGCGATGGCATGAGATACGTAAGAGGCCTTATTGATTGTAAAGAACCACAGTATGAATTAGCACGGACTGCTGAAGAGATAAAACTTGGGATAGCCATCGGTGATGAGGTTGTTAGTGACTATGGAACAAAAGGTGTTGTAGTAGGCATGGACACTTATAACGGTAACGTTTGGTTATCTCTTTTGATAAAAAACCATAAAGTACCTCAAATTGTTAAAGCATCAATGTATAAAACAAAGACTGGCAGACACTTTCCGCAGATTAAAGAAGTATTGGAGCAAATAAAAGGAGAAGAAAATGAAGATTCTGATTGATATTCCAGATGAATGGAGAGCAAGAATTGAAGGTAATATAAGGCCAAACTCCATAGAATGTGAAGAACTTGTGGCAAGTATTTGGAAGGGTGAAATTATTCTTAAAGATGAATGGATTCCTGTATGCGAAGGACAATGGATAAAACACAAATATAATGGAATAGTATTTGTTGAATGTTCTGAATGCCACTATAGTTTTTTGGAATCACATTTATTACGCAATAGTTATTGCCCAAATTGTGGAATAAAGATGGTTAGAATCATAGATAAGTACAAGAAATAAGTGGAGGACAGTTATGCCGAATCCTGATAATGAATACTACCCTAATCCTAGAAATGTTGTATACTGCATTGATTGCAGGTTTAAAACTCCTAAAGATTTTACTTTTGAGTGTCCATATTTTTGTGGGACGGTAAGACCTTGGGGGTATTGTGATAGAGGCGAGACAAAAGATGGAGAAAAACCTAAAACTATCTCAAAAAATATACTTGAGGTTTACAATAAAGGATATTTAGAAGGACAAAAAGCTTATAAAGAGCATATCGATCTTTTAGTAGATGAGTGTCTTGAAAACGATCCTGAGTTTCTTGAAAAAGCTTACAAATTATATTTAAACAAAAAGGAGGAAAAGTAATGAGACTTTGTAGAATTGATAATGGGACAGTAATTGATTTTGATCAGGTTGTTTCTATTGAAACTCTTAATGTTAAAACACATGAAAATCCGTTTAGAATTATTTTTAATATTCACGACGAATATAATATCGTACTACTATATTCAACAAGCATTCTCGACGACATGTGGAAGGTATATGAGGCTTTGATTAAAAAGCTTGAAGAGGACATTCGTCTTGGAAGTAAGATGATTGATCTTCGTGATATTTTAAAAGGTCCTGACTTTTACACTATGCCTGAAGGTTGCAAAGAGATAAGCAAAGACGTTGATCTTGATACTATCCTTAAAGCTCGTGATATTTTAGATGCTGGAGGAGAAGTTGCAGGAAGGGGAGCGGATAAATATGCATGTAGTAATTGATATTCCTGAGGAGCAATATAAGTATCTGGCGAAGATTGCGGATGTTGGTCAAGAACCTTTGGGGTACTTCGAGCGTGTCATTATGAATGGCACACCACTTACAAAAGGCCATGGACCTTTGAAAGATATTGATTGGATTGATGAGCACTGTGATATTCATCATTCAGATATTGACGGAAGTTGGTGTTACACATTGGGCGACCTTGAGGATGCGCCAACGATTGTTGAGGCGGATAAGGAGGGTTAGTAATGGCCAATCCATTTAAAAGTTTTGGAAAAGATATTAAATCTGGATTCAAAAAAGCATATGAGAACAACATGCCAAACTTATTTGGTAAAGGCGGATATACTGATCAGGCTAACGAAGAAGTTGCAACTCCAAAAATTAGTGAAATAGGAAGTGTAACAAAAGATTTATTTGTTGGTTCATTTAAACCTGCTTCTACAGCTTTCAATGGAATAGGAAGTAAACTTGGAAGCCTAGATTTCCCTGATATAACTAAAACCGAAGCCATTGAAGATATTAAGGGCGGAATCGATAATATGTCTATATTTGGGTCACATGCCGGAAATATAAGTAAAGCTGTTCATGGTGTTAATGTTATGGGTCTTATGAAAGGTGATTATAGTAGTATTACAGAAAACAAAGATGCCTTTATTCCAACAGACATAAAACCCGAAGATGCACTTAAAGGCTATAATGTTCCGACTTTATCTCCAGCTGGGAACGACTATAGTATGATTACTAACCAATTTAATCCAGATGATATTTTAAAAGGTAATACTACAATTAATGTCGATCCAATGCAAATGATGCCACCTGAAATGAAAGAGGTTGAAGCTCTTAAAAATAAAGATAATTCGAGCACATTATCCCTAGACCAAATAAAAGGGTATGCTGATAAGGCAGGTCCACTTGGTGATATTGGAATTAAACTCGGAGATAAATTAGTTAGCGACGTGGAACCTGATAAGATTTTAAAAGATGCTATCGGTATGAATGAAAAAGATATTAATAAAGGCGCCGATACATTAAGAAATTATGGAGCTGGAAAATCTTTAATGAATAAACTAAGTTTCTCTAATTTATTAGAGTCTGTGTTTAGGAGTGTTAAAGGATTTGGTGGCTATAATGATTTGGATTTTAGAGGTGGTGCATTAACTGATTATGGAATGGATTTTAAATCACCAGATGATATTGGCAAGAAGTTAGATATTAATGTTACCAAACCTGATTTGTCGATTGAGAATTATGGCAAAGATACTCTTACTAATTTAAAAAATGGCGATATTTTTCAGGGTAGTTATGATGTTGCCGCGATAATTAATGGTCAGTTAAAACTCGGAAGTTATATTGATGCTCCAAATTTAAAAATGGAGGTTAATAATGATAAACTTATTAAAGACGAATGGTTAACTGATATTGGCCAGACAATGCATGACAATGAGATGTATAAATTAGACTACGCTCACGATATTTTGCATGGTAAAGAAGAAGCAATACATAATGAAGAAATTGCCAAATTAGCAGCCGAGTATTCAGCTCAATCGGAAAAAGCTGGAAGGCCTCTTACTGGAGATGAATGGCATGCATATCTTAATGAAAGCAAGAAGCAAGCTAATACAAGCTCTACCGATGATGCTAAGAAACAGATGAATGAAATAATGAAATCGGTGAAGATGTCACCCGCAAATTACTTTGATATTTAATTAGAAAAGGAGCAAAAAATGTTTGATAAAGTTAAAGGATTTTTATCTGAAGTTGTAAAACGTGGAAAGACTTTTGGTTCCACACATCAGTCTGAAATTTACATGACTACAGGAGCTGTATCTGTAGTTGCAGGAGTTATATTTGCATGTAAAGCAACTCTTAAATGCGATGAGATAATTGAAGAGCATAAGGATACTATGGACAAGATTCATAGGACAGCTGAGGATTATCCTGAGTATGAAAACGAAGACAAAGGACGTGACGTTGCCATCTGTACAATTAGAACAATAGGTAAGATGGCCAAGAACTATGCCGGAGCTGCTATCCTTATTGGTGGTGGATTATATTTGATGGTTAAAGGCTATAATAAAGAAAAGTCAGCCAAAGAAGACGCTATCATAGCATTCAATGCTTATAAGAGCATGTTCGATAGTTATAGAGAAAGAGTCAGAGACAAAATAGGAGCTGAAGAGGAAGAAGAATTATATTTAGGTGGTAAAGTTAATAAAAGACCTTTAATCGGCCCTGAAAACAAAGATGGCGGTGATGTTAAGGAACTTAGTTTTGAAGATAATTCCAACATGCCTTCTCCTTATGCAGTATTCTTCGATAAGTTCAATAAAAATTGGTCAGATGAGTGTAAGTACGGTCCTGATTATACTTGGTATAATGTTAACTTCCTTAGAATAATGCAGGAGCACGCTAATAAAGTTCTAAACATGAGAGGTTATGTTCTTCTTAGTGATGTTCTTGACTGGCTTGGAATAACTCCGACAGGTATTTCTCATATGGTTGGATGGCTTGCTAGTGATGTTGATGGAAGTAAAGATGGATATGTCGACTTTGGTATCTATGATATTAACAATCCTTCGACTAGACAGTTTATCAATGGCGATGGTAAAGATGCAATATTACTTGACTTTAATGTAGATGGCGTTATTATAAATAGAATCGATACTATTACTAAGAAAGTGGGGTGTAGGTAATGAGTCAGAAGCATTTATTAATTTGTGATATTTGTGGTAAGGAAATTAAAAACACAGAAGGTTATTATACAGTTACAAGATATCCTGCTTTAATAGGTTATGATGGCGAAAGTACTAAATATTGGCGTAATGATGTTTGCAATAACTGTATTAGTAAATGTTGTACATCTGAGGTTTATGACAATAAAAAGGAAAGTGAGGCATAAATAATGAGTTATAAACGCATGGTACTTTGTGATATTTGTGGTAAGGAAATTGATGATAGTTCCGATTATCACTATACCATTGGTAAAATTATACATGATCATGGAAGCTATATTGGATACATTGATGACCAGCATATTTGTCAGGAATGTACTAATAATCTTGGAATCTCTGATATTTTTGATAAGTTATTTAAAGATATTAAAGAAATCAATTGCGAGGAGGAACAAAGCAGTGTCAAATAGAAGAGAAATGCTACTTGAAAGAAGAGCAATGTATATGTATGGATATTTCTTTGCGGTGTTTATGCATGAAGGTGAGCGTGATGTACAGAAATGGAGACATCAGAAATGGCTTGTTGAGGCTTTGATTAAAGATGAAAGGAAGCAGAATGAATAAGTTAGTTATATTTGCTTGCGGTGCCTTAATTGGCGCCGTAGGTGGAATACTTGGAACTCGTGGATATTTTAAGAAAAAGTACGAAGAAATTGCTGATGAGGAAATTAGATCGGTCAAACTTAAGTACAAATACGATACCAAGTCTAATGATATTAAAGGAGATGAAGTTATAATTAGAGATAGTAAAGGTGTCAATAAAAAATTTATTGATGCTGAAAAGAAAATGATTGATTATACTTCATATTATAGCAATAATGCTAAAAAGATAGCAGAGATGGATCTTGAGCTTGATCCTGGTGGTCCAGAAGATGATGACCCGGATGAAAAAAGAAATGCTGAGCTTAGGCGTAAAATGGCAGTAAATTATGGAATTGAAGAGATTGATGAGAGAGATTATGGAGAATTTCCTCATTTTGAGTGCCGTGATTTATTTTATTACAATGACGGTATAATTGCTGATGAGAATGAAGAAATAGTTGCTGAGCCTGATAGACTTATAGGTGATATTTCTAAACTTGTTGAAAATGCAACCGATGATTATATTTATATACGTAATAACTCCATATCTGCTGACTTCTGCATAAATTGTGTTGGATATGATTATGGAGGAGAAGATGAATCGTGATGAATATTTGGAGAGTTTAAGAGAAATTATAGACGATAACGGACGTATTTCTGAATATTATCTTGTAACAACTGAACTATTTAAAACCGAGTTCGTGCCTCAAACTGAAATGGACAATAGTAGAATCGAAGATGTTTATACTAAACTTAGAGAATATTTTGGGTATGATGGAGATGAAGAAGTAAGTATGCTTGAAGTCATCATTACTCTTTGTCTCCGTACTGCCCATGATATTATTGGCGATGAAGATCCTGCTCATTGGTTTTGGTTATATTTTGAGAATTGGGGCATGGACGAACTCGATGATGATAGCTTTAATTTCTCAGATTTTGATTACTTAATAGGACGATATTGCCGAATGTTTAAGAGCAATCGTAGTAAAGGTGTCGATATTTATCGAGCAATGCTTATATACCTCAGTGATAATTTTGTATAACTTAATTTAAAATAGGTGGTAAATTGGTAAATTGGTAGCTCAAAAATTGATGAAAATTATATTTTTGAGTAAAAATTGCTAAAAATACCAGTTTTATACCAAAAAAGCAGTAAAAAATGAAAAAGTTTTTTTATAGGAAATTTTATATACTAATTTATACCACTGGTAAAATGGTAAAATGGTATATTAATAAAAGTGAGGTATAGACAATGTTTGATTTTTTACAAATTAATATTGATTCAAAAAATAAGCTTCCAATTGTAGTTCCTACGTTCCTTACAATTAAATCTAAGGATATAATGATAAAAGGTTCTAATTTTTATGCAATTTGGGATGAAGAAAATAAAATATGGTCGACTGAAGAAACTAGAGCTAAAGCACTTATAAATGATGAACTTTATAAATATAAAAAAAGTCTTCCTTTTTTAAAAGATTCGACAGTATCAAATATTTTTGATGTGTCTACAACTGCAAGTGATAGATGGATTAAATTTACAAAAAAAGTATCTACAGATAATTATGTCCCTCTTAATAGTAAAATTATATTTAAGTCTCAGGAAACTAAGAAAGAAGACTATGCAAATATAAGACTCGATTATGATCTTGAAGATGGAGAACCTGAATGTTATAATGAACTTTTTGGTGTATTATTTTCTGAAAAAGAACTTGAAAAACTCGAATGGGCGATTGGTTCTATATTTACAGGAGATAGTAAAAGTATTCAAAAGTTTATAGTTCTTTATGGAGCTCCAGGTACCGGTAAGAGTACATATCTAGAATATGTAATCCAAGAGTTATTTAATGGATATTATGTTAATTTCTTTGCTAAAGATTTAGCTGGAAATAATCAGTTTGCGCTTGAGCCTTTTAAAAATAATCCGTTAGTTGCAGTGCAAGCCGATGGCGATCTTAGCAGGATATTTGATAATACTATGCTTAATAGTTTAATTGCTCACGAAGAAATGGTTGTTAATGAGAAACATAAGAGTTTATACTCTATGAAGTTTAATACATTTCTTTTCATGGGTACAAACTATCCTGTAGATATTACAAGTGCTAAGTCTGGCATCATAAGGCGTCTCATTGTTGTCCAACCAACTGGAAATAAGATAACAGGCGAATTATATTTTAAATTGCTTGATGGTCTTAAGTTTGAAAAAGGTAAAATAGCTAAGAAATGTATTGAAACTTATAAACGTCTTGGTAGATTCTATTATGATAATTATATTCCAGAAGAGATGAGGTATGAAACTGATGAGTTTTATAATTTTATCGAGGACGATTATTATACCAATTTAAAAGATGTAGATTCTGTTCAAGGTAATGTTATTTGGAGAAGATACCAAAAGTATTGCGAAGATAATAATGTTAAGTATGTATTATCATATTCTAGATTTAGGTCTGAACTTAAGAACTATTTTAGAGACTTTAAAAAAGATTGCATGATTGATGGCACTCATGTTCGTAATGTATATTTTGGTTTCAGAAAAGACATGATAGGTTTAGAATCAAGTTATGTTGATACTAAAGGCGATGAGATAAAGTCTTGGATTAACTTACAAGAAATTCCATCTATATTTGACAGAGATATGGAAGGCTGTCTTGCTCAGTATGCCACCGATGATGAGAAACCAATGTATAAGTGGGAGAACTGTAAATTATATTTAGGGAGAATTGATACTAGTAAACTTCATTATGTTAAGGTTCCTGAGAATCATATTGTTATAGATTTTGATCTTAAGAATGATAAGGGCGAGAAAGATTTATATTTAAACATTGAAGCTGCTAGTAAGTTTCCAAAAACTTATGCTGAGGTAAGTAAAGGAGGACAAGGTCTTCATCTTCATTATATTTATGATGGAGATGTGAGTGAACTTGCCTCATTATATTCTCTAGGTGTCGAAGTTAAAGTATTTACTGGAGGATCATCTCTTAGACGAAGACTTACATTGTGTAATGATATTCCAATTGCACATATTTCGAGCGGATTACCGCTTAAGGAGAAGAAAAGTATGATAAATTATGAAGGATTTAAGAGTGAAAAGTCTCTTAGGAAGTTCATAGCTGAGTGTATGGATAAGAAACATCACGGAGCTACAAAGCCTGAAGTAGACTTTATATTTTCAAAGCTTGAGGAAGCTTATGACGGCAACCTTAGTTATAATGTGAGAGATCTTATGCCTAATATTTATATTTTCTGCATGAGTTCTACAAATCAATCAGATGCTTGTATTAAGTTATTTAATAAGATGCACTTCTGTTCTAAGGATTATGAGGAGAAAGAAAGTACTGCCGGAAAAGATACAGAAACTCCAATTATATTTTTGGATGTGGAAGTCTTTCCTAATCTCTTTCTTATATGTTGGAAATATGCTGACTCGGATAATGTAGTAAGGATGTATAATCCTAAACCAGAAGAAGTAGAAGCGTTATTTAAGTATCGTATCATTGGTTTTAATAATCGTAGATATGATAACCATATGCTCTTTGCTGCTAGTATGGGATATTCTCCAGAACAGATATTTAGATTATCTCAAAGGATTATTGTTGATAATGATAGAAATGCATTCTTTGGCGAGGCGTATAATATTAGTTACACTGATATTTATGATTTTTCTAGTAAGAAACAAAGCCTTAAGAAATGGGAAATTGAACTTGGAATAAATCATAAAGAACTTGATATTCCTTGGGATAAACCTGTTGATGAGAGCCTTTGGGATACAGTTGGCGATTATTGTGAAAATGATGTTAGAGCAACTGAAGCAGTATTTAATAATAAGGATATTCAGTCTGACTTTATAGCGAGACAGATACTTGCTGATATTTCTGGATTGTCTGTTAATGATACTACCAACCAGCATACAATAAAGATTATAACTAAAGGAGATAAGAATCCTCAGAAGAATTATATTTACACCAATCTTGCTACTGGTGAGAGAAGCGATGGAACTTTTGATGAGATTAAATTTCCTGGTTATCAGTTTAGTCCAACAGGACTTGATAAAGAATTATATCCTAAAGATGAAAAAGGAAAACCTATATATACTACTGGAAAGAGTATATACAAAGGAGTTGATCCTTCAGAGGGAGGATATGCTAAAGGCTGGCCGGGAGTATATTTTGATGTTGGTTTGTTTGATATTAAGAGTATGCATCCTACAAGTGCTGAAAACCTTAATATATTTGGACCGTATACTCCTAATTTCAGTGATATTAAGAAGGCAAGAATCTTAATAAAAGAAGGAAAACTAGATGAGTGTAAACTTATATTTGATGGTAAGCTTACAAAGTATCTTGATGATCCTGAACTTATAGAACATCTTGCTTATGCTCTTAAGATAGCAATAAATTCAGTATATGGACTAACATCGGCAACATTTGATAATAAGCTTAGGGATCCTAGGAATATTGATAACATCGTTGCTAAGCGTGGCGCATTATTTATGATCGATCTTGTTGAAGAAGTTACTAAGCTTGGCTATAAGGTTATTCATGTAAAGACCGATTCTATAAAGATAGCAAATGCCGATAGTTATATTTCAAAGTTTGTTAATGAGTTTGGTCTTATGTACGGATATGAGTTTGATCATGAGGCATTTTATGAAAAGATTTGCCTTGTTAATGATGCCGTTTATATTGCTAAATATGCTATACCAGAGAAATGTGAGAAAGTCTTTGGTTATATTTGTAAAGACAATAAAAAGCATGTCGATCAGCCTTGGACTGCAACAGGTAAAGAATTTCAGGTTCCTTATATTTTCAAGACATTATTTAGTCATGAAGATATTGATCTTAAAGATTTGTCAATTGTTAATAGTGTTTCAACAGCTATGTATATTGATAAAAATAAAGATGGAAATCCTGATAACTTTATATTTGTCGGAAGAGTTGGAGAATTCACTCCAATTAAGCCAGGAATGGGTGGAGGATATTTATTAGTAAAAAGAATTGATAAACTTGGAAATGTTAAGTATGATAATGTTGCAGGCTCAAAAGGTTATGAATGGCTTGAAACATTTGATGTAAAGCTTAATAATTTTGAAGACAGAATCGATTATGGATATTTTGAAGCCCAAGCTGATGCAGCTAAGAAACATATTTCTGAATACATGAATTTTGATAATTTCATGGCAGATAATGCTAATGATATTTATGCAATGTATGAAAGTGTATCAGAAGATGATGAGGTTCCATTTTGATATGGATGCCAAACTAAAATTATATTTTTATAAAATGAAAGGAGTTCATTATGAGAACAAACAAAGAAGAAGTTAGTAGCATTGTTATCGAAAACGCTAGACTTATATTTAGAAATTTTTCTGGAGAAGAAGGAAAGTTTAATTCTAAAGGTAATAGGAATTTTTGCGTATTACTTGAGGATGATCTCGCAAGAGATCTCGAAAAAGATGGATGGAATGTGAAATATCTTAAGCCTAGAGAGGATGGTGATGAACCCCAGCCTTATCTTCAGGTTAAAGTTAGATTCGATAATTATCCTCCGAAAGTTGTAATTATTACAAGTAAAGGTAAAAGACAGCTTGATGAAGATGAAATTGGAAACCTTGACTGGTTTATATTTGACAAAGTTGATGTAAAGATAAGACCCTATCCATATGATATTAATGGTAAGAGTGGTGTTTCCGCATATCTTAAAACAATGTATGCAATACTTATGGAAGATGAACTTGAGCTTAAGTATGCAGATGTTGAAGATTCAGCACAGTCTTCATTGTTTAATGATATAGATGCTTAGTTTATATTCTCATCAGAAAGAAGCAATCTCTAAAATGAAGAATGGTTGTATTCTATGCGGAGATGTTGGTACTGGCAAAAGCCGTACTGCCATTGGTTACTTTATATTTAGAGTATGCGGTTGGTCAAAGGGGAGCTTTAGGCTCCCTAGAGACCTTTATATTATTACAACGGCCAAAAAGAGAGATTCCCTTGATTGGGATGGTGAATTAGCTTCTTTTGGTCTTTGCAGAACCAATCCAGAACTTAATCCAAATAGAATAAGGATATTTGTAGATTCATGGAATAACATAAATAAATACAGAAAAGTTACATCAGCTTTCTTTATATTTGATGAGCAAAGAGTTGTTGGATATGGCGCTTGGACTAAAAGCTTTCTTGATATTTCAAGAAAGAATCAGTGGATTCTTCTAACAGCAACCCCAGGTGATATTTGGAGTGATTATATTCCAGTATTCATTGCTAATGGATTCTTTAAGAATAAAACAGATTTCGAAAGAAAACATGTTGTCTTTGATAGATTTAGTAAGTACCCAAAAATTGATCACTATGTTGATACAGGGGTTCTTGTTAAATACAGAAATGATATTTTAATTAGTATGCTTTATGAGAAGGCAACTAAAAGAAATAGGATTCATTGCTATGTCGATTATGATAAGGAATTATATTCTAAGATCGCAAAAGATAGATGGAATCCATATGATGATGAGCCAATAGCAGAAACAGGAAAGCTTTGCTATTTAATGAGAAGAGCTGTTAATGATAATCCAAAAAGAATTGAGAAGGTTGCTGACATTATGCGAAAGCATGATAAGATAATTATATTTTATAACTTTACTTATGAGCTCGAAGCTCTTAGAAACTTTCTCGATCTTAATGAAGTATTATATTCTGAATGGAATGGCGAAAGGCATGAGAATATTCAAAGAGGAGGTAGTTGGGTTTATCTAGTTCAATACTCTGCTGGAGCAGAAGGATGGAATTGTATAGATACAAACGCAATTATATTTTACTCTCTTAACTATTCTTATAGAATGACAGTTCAAGCAGAAGGAAGAATTGATAGGCTTAATACAAAGTTTATCGATTTATATTTTTATTACATACAAACGACAGCTCCTATAGATATATCTATAATGAAAGCGCTTAAGAATAAAAGGAACTTCAATGAAAAAGCATTCCTTGATAAACAGTCGCATGAAAATCAGCTAATATAATAGAGAGGATAAGAAAATTATATTAGGTGCAAACCTAATCCGATTTTATAATCGGCTTCTCTATTTTTTTGGAGGGCTTATGAAGAAAGAGAGCAAATTCCAAAATGATATTATACATGATATTAAATGTAGATGTCTTGGTTGCATGATATTAAAGAATGACCCAAATTATATTCAAGGAATTCCAGATCTTACAATACTATATAAAGACAGATGGGCAACTTTAGAAGTTAAGCGTTCTAAGGCTGATTATATTAAAAGTTTGGATAAAAACAAAAACCAGAAGTTTTATGTAGATAAAATGAAAGATATGTCATTCTCAAGTTATATTTATCCAGAGAATGAAAAGGAGGTACTTGATGATTTGGAACGATCACTTAAAGGACGTTCCTGAAGGGGCTCATGCTTTTTTAGGGGCAAGTAAATATTCTTGGCTTAATTATGATGAAGATAAGTTAAGAACTGTTTACAAAAATTTAATGGCAAAAGAAGAAGGGACTAGACTTCACGCATTTGCTAAAATGTGTATTGATTTAAAAATTAAATTGCCTAGAACTAAAAAGACTATCAATATGTATGTAAACGATGCAATTGGGTATAGAATGAGGGCTGAGCAACCTTTATATTTTTCTCCTAATTGTTTCGGAACTGCAGATGCAATTATATTTAAAGACGGTCTTCTTAGAGTTCATGATCTTAAAACTGGTTCCACTCCTGCTTCCCTTCATCAATTAGAAATATATGCAGCTTTATTTTGTTTAGAGTATAAACAAAAACCAGGAGAAATAGAATTTGAACTTAGGATTTATCAGAATGATGATATTTTGATAGGAAATCCTGATGCAGAAATTATATTGCCAATAATGGACAAAATAAAAACTTTTGATAAAATAATAGAATCTATTAAATTAGGAGAATAGTACAATGGATTTAGAGAATTATATTTTAGCAGAAGACATTCAGGATGATGATTTAGTCCATTTTGGTACTAAAAGACACTCTGGAAGGTACCCTTGGGGTTCTGGAGAAAATCCTTATCAGCATGATGGAAGCTTTATGGCCAGATATAATGAGCTTAAGGCTGCTGGAATGAGTAGAACTGAAATGGCAAATGCCATGGGAATACCTACTACTTATTTTGACCAAAAAAGAGCTATAGAAATGAATAGAATTGCTCAAGAAGAATATTCTAGAATTTTAAAACTTAAAGAGCATGGATATTCTAATTCGGAAATAGCTAAAAAAATGGGTTATGCTTCAGAATCCACAGTAAGATCTAAAATAAAGATCGCCGAATCCGGAAGACTCGACCGTATTGATAAAATAGCCGATGCTATAAGAGCTAGTGTTGATAGCAAAGGTTATATTGATATTGGTAAAGGTGTCAATTATGAAGTAAATTGTAATGCTAATGAGTTTAGTACTGCGATTACAAAATTAATTGAAGAAGGGTATGAACCTTTTACAACTCAAGTTGAACAATTAGGAACTGGGCATAGAACTGAACTTAAAGTTCTTGCTCCTAAAGGTACTGATTATAAAACATTCAAAAATGATGTTGCTGATGATTTAACAAAAATTAAGTCTATCACTGATTATTTTGAATATAATGAAAATGGCGAGTTTGTTAGTAGAGGAGTTAAACCTCCTGCTGAGTTTTCATCTAAGAGACTTGCCGTTAGATATGGAGATCAGGAACTATTTGGAGTTAAAGGCGTTGAAAGAGATGGCCTTATAGAACTTAGAAGAGGCGTTGATGATATTTCATTAGGAGGAGCTAATTATGCGCAAGTTCGTATAAATGTAGATGGAACACATTATCTTAAAGGAATGGCTGTTTATTCAGATAATCTTCCAGATGGTGTTGATATTTTATTTAATACAAATAAAAAGACTGGAACACCAATCCTTGGTGATGGTAAAGAGCATTCAGTTTTAAAGAAATTAAAAGATGACCCCAATAATCCTTTTGGGGCTTCTATTAAATCAGAAGAATTAGATGCAAGATCTCAAAGAATGTATAAAGATCCAGTTACAGGTGAAATGAAACAGTCTGTAATAAATATTGTAAATGGTCAAGGAGATTGGGACAGTTGGAGTAGAAACTTGCCTGCCCAATTTCTTTCAAAACAGTCTTTAGATGTTGCTGATAAACAGTTAAAACTCGATATAGCTGATAGAAAGTTATATTTAGAAGAAATACAAAATATTTCTAATCCTACGATTAGAAAACATTATTTAGATGACTTTGCAGAAACATGTGATGCTGCAGCATCTGATTTAAAAGCAGCTGCCTTTCCAAGACAGGCTTCTAAAGTTTTATTACCAATACCTTCGTTAAAGAGCACCGAATGTTATGCTCCAGATTTTGAAAATGGAACTATGGTGGCTCTTGTTCGTTTCCCTCATGAAGGAACATTTCAGATACCGGTTCTTAAAGTTAATAATAAGAATAAAGAAGCAATATCAACAATTGGTTCCAATGCAAAGGATGCTATTGGTATTGGACCTGAAGCTGCTGAAAAACTTTCTGGAGCAGATTTCGATGGCGATTCTGTAATTGCAATTCCATTAACTGATAAAGTAAAGATTAAAAGCGACCCTTTGATTAAAGAATTACAGGGTTATGACGCAAAGGATGTTTATAAAGGATATCCTGGCATGGAAGTAATGAAAGAGAAAACTAAACAAACCCAAATGGGCGTAATTTCCAACTTAATTACTGATATGACTCTTCAGGGTGCTGATGAACATGAACTAGCAAGAGCTGTTAAACATTCTCAGTGTGTAATTGATGCTGTTAAACACGAGCTTGATTACAGAAGATCTTATGAAGAAAATGGAATTGCAGAATTAAAGGAAAAGTATCAAAAAGACCCCGTCACTGGAAAGGTAGGGGGTGCTTCTACATTAATCTCTAGAGCTGGAGCAGAGAAAAGAATTCCAGAAAGAAAAGAATACTATAAAATAGATCCTGAAACTGGAGAAAAGATATATACAAATACTAATCGAGTTTATGAACTTGAAGTAGAAAAGTATGTTCCAAAGAACTCTAAAGATGGTAAAGAAGTTTATAGAAAAAAGAAAGATGCCTATGAAAAAGAAGTCTTTAACTATGAGACAGGCGAAACTGAAACCAAAATGGTTTATACAAAAGAACCTACTACAAAAGTTAAAGCAATGGACATTGTTAAAGATGCTAATGATCTTATAACAATTGGGCATCCAATGGAAAAAGTTTATGCAAATTATGCAAATACATTAAAAGCAATGGCTAATGAAGCCCGTAAAGAATCTTTAGTAATAAAGAACCCCCGTGTAAATAAGAGTGCCGAGGAAGTTTATAAAAACGAAATAGATTCTTTAAATTACAAAGTAACCGAGGCTTTAAAGAATGCCCCCCGAGAAAGGCAGGCTCAGGTCATTGCAAATCAAAGAGTTAACGAAAAGATTGCTACAAATCCAGAATTAAAAGATGATAAGGATAAATTAAAAAAGATTCGAAATTCTGAACTTTTACAGGCCCGTTCTCAAGTAGGAGCTTCTAAAAAGAATGTTGAAGTTTCTATAAGTTCTAAAGAATGGGAAGCAATTCAAGCAGGTGCTGTAGGAAGCACTATGTTAAAAACAATTATAGCCAATTCAGATAAAGATACATTAAAGGCCCTTGTTATGCCTAAAACTGTTAATAAAGTAAGCCCTGCTAAGAAGAATAAAGCCGTAGCAATGGCTAATGCAGGCTGGACTATAGCAGACATAGCGGATTCTATTGGCCTATCTACTAGTACTGTATCTAATCTTGTGAATGGAAAGGAGTAACATATGGAAGAATACATGCTAACAACCATTGACAATCCATACAATCCGTTCACACACTATGATGAATGGCAAGCATTCGACATAGCACATGGCTATGACACATGCGGCACATTGGCTCGATTCGCCGTAACTGGCAACAGATTGACAGAAGCTGAAAACGCCACCGCAATATATGAGGCTATGGATCGAATAATTGAAATAGATCCTTATTGTAGATGGATAAAAATAACAAATGATGGGTTTGAACGAATGAAAGCCAATAAACACTGATACAGGCATATATATCTCCTTTCTTTCGGCGTCACTTTGGAATTCCAAAACGGCGTCGAAACCCCCCCAGGGGGGTCCAAAATCGACCTATCCCCCCTTTGCAT